ATCTCCAGCCGGAATATACAGATTCCATTGAGCAATCGGAAGAATCCGAGCTCTTTTTGTCACGGGTTCAGAGGCAAAATGAATCCCTATACCTGAGGCGTCGAGTTTCATAGAATCTGTTTGGTTGAAATAATGCATTTGCAATACGATGTAAGATCCTTTTTCAATTAACGTTCCGGTTCCTTCTGGAAAATCATTAGGCGGCATTCCGGGCGCCCAGCCTCCGAGCATCGCGCCTATTCGGCCTGATCTTCCGCCCATGCTGCATGGAAATCCAGATTCTGGAGTTTTATCATCTAAAGACTTAGATCTTCCAGAAACATCAGTAAAACCTATAACATGATGAACTATTTTTCTGTTTTCGATCCGATATTCGATTCCATTAATCCATTTGTCTTCATCAAACATATAAGGTAAAACAATACATTGATACAAGTCTTCATTTATACCTGTGACTGGAACGATCATTGGATTTTCAGGAGTAAGAAATAAATCTGGTTCACCCATTTTCCATTTAGATCCAGAATTGTTAACAACACTTGAAACAGAACTCAGATCTCCAGAAAGAGCTCCCTGTTCTGTCCACTGAATGATCAAATCAATTTCTGTCTGACTCAGACTCATATCATTAACGAATTCTCCATATTTTGGATTAGCATCCCAGGGCGGCATATTTCGATTTTCGACTTGTTTTCGTATAGATTTAACCCAAGGTCTGGCTTCTTCATATGAAGTCAAAGCCATCGGAGCCAATTCTCCGGTCTGATGACATTCAATGCATTTTCTCTGAAAAATTCCAGATATATCTTCTGAATATGTAATATTGTCTTCAGAAGATCTAGATTCAGATATGAAACAAAAAACAAACAAAACTATAATCATAAATTTTTTCATATTATTGATTTCCTTCGACAAATGATTTGAAAGACACTAATGATTCTTTTTTACTTCCTATTTTTCCGATAGCTACATCGATATTTCTTTCAAGTTCTTTAGGTTTTGTAATTTCAGAACCTCTGTGTCCGACTGCTTTCTTGAAAATTATTTTTACTTCTTTATCTACGAGTCTGTTTTGGATAGTGTCAAGTACTTGAGAATTGTTTTCTAAGTCTGAAGATATTTTAGATCTCAGATCTTCGAATGCTTTTTGAGAAGCAATATTATTTCCTACAGCTTGAAAAAAATCATTATCATTCATTGTTGTCACAAACTGACTGGCTATGTCTTCGGCATCTTCTTTATCAAATCCGGCTGAAAGCAGCGCCTCTTTGGCTTTGCCGAATATATCTCCGATCAGTTTGTCTAAAGTACTTGTCGGAAGATTAAGACTCATTTTTTCTATAACTTTTTCTAAATCTTTTTTAGCGTAATTGAAAAATGATTCTTGTTCATCTCCCTGAAAAAGATTATTTCTCTTTAATACTTCATATTGAATGAGACTGAAAATAGCATTAGTAGCCATCTGATGCGCCATACCAAAAATAACCGTATTTAACGCTTCTGAAGCTACACTTTCAACACTGCCTAATCCTTTTTGTTTAAGAGCGTCTTTAAGAATAAGCAAGATCCATTTAGAAAATGCGTCTTTGTTTTCTTCGGTGTAATTAGCAATTTCTTCTGTATCCCCGACTTTTTGAATTATTTCTTTCGAAAATTCCCAGGCTTTAGTGAGTTCTGATTGAGGATCATATTCACTAAGTTTCTTTCCGGTTCCTGGAACTGTAATATATGATCTCAGTTTTTTATTGTCAGGATTGCTGAAATTAAGCAACAGATTGATTCCGTCAAATTTAGCCCAGTCTGCAGCTTCTTCGGTCGGAAGTTTGAGTTCCTTTTCGGCATATCTGTGAACTCCTCTCCAGACAGCATTTACCATTGCATTAAGACCGAATCTCGGATTCGGACTTTCAGTTTCAGATTTTGGAACGAACTGAACTCCTATATTCCGCCATCCCATTTTTTTCTGTTTTTTTGGATCATACCAGTCTGAACCTGTTCTCTTGCTTTTAACAACGACTGGAACTTCTTCATCAACTTCATTAAGAAAAAAATTAATAACGTCTGTCGCCATCTCTATATTCTCCTGTTTTTACAAAATGAATTAAACAAAATTATATACAATGAAAAAGTATAAAAGTAAATCTATTTTGTGAGTAAATTATCCGCTGCATGTGCCATATTCATGTCCGCAATCTACGCAAAGTCCGCACTTCGTAGTACCCTTCGTTCTATATGAAGCGCAATTTTTGCACTGCTGACCAGAATACCCGGATTTTCTCGCCTGTTCCGCCGGAGAAATTATATCCAATTCAGGCATACTTTTATCTAGAAATACATCTGTCTTATCATTATTTTCAGTTCCTATAGCCAAAAGAACCTTGCCCGTCAAATCAGCGATACTCATCGCGCCCCTGATTTCAAAATCATTCTCTCCGATAAATCCAGAAGGCTGATATTGCTGTCCTAACATAGTATCACACAAAGACTCGATCGGAACCCCGTATTGAATAGCCACAGAAAGAAGACGACCCATAGTTGAAACAAGACCCTTGACAGTCTCTCCTTCTTTTCCTAATTCAAGCCAAACTTCAGATATATTACCGTCTGGATACTTGACAATATGATATCTTACAGTCTCCCCGCCCAATCTGAATTCGATTCTTTCTGACTCAGCTCTCACAGGAGCTTTTCTTCTTTCTAACAAACTCCTATGAAAAGTATTAATTCCGTCTTTATCATAACCAGAATTTTTTATTCTTTCCTTCACTCTAGAAGCCTCGACAGAATACTTTTTAGAATCATTATAACTTATCCTAGACGATAACGGCTGTGACCATTTAGATTTATCTCTGTAAATAGACAAAGCTTTGCATCCTAATTGCCATCCTTTAATGTAACATTCTTTAAGATCTTCTCTGCCAGCACTCTCTGGAAGATTTATAGTCTTGCTTACACCGCCAGATATAAAAGGCGTGGCTGCAGAAATAGCTTCGACATGAGCCATGGGTCTTATATATCTTGTTCCGGTTCCATTCATATTAGCTGTATCAAAAACAGGAATGTGTTTTTTATCTAAGTGCGGAGCACCCTCAACATGACCATTTTGAGTTACGTAATCAGAAATTTCATTAATTTGATTCTCATCATATCCTAAATTTTCTAATGACAAAATCATTTCACTACACATAAGATTAACTGATGATCCGTCACTCATTTTCTTATGCATGGTAAGTGCAAAGGCGGGTTCAATTCCATTATTCGTAGTACCCATAAGAAACATTATTGTATTATGACTTATAAACCCGTTAGCCCGATATGTGTGTTCTAAAGGAACAGAAATATCATAAGTCAACTTTTCACCGACATAATCACAAGACTTTACCTTAACTAAATACAAATACGTTTCTTCATATATTTCATCTGAAAATAACACATCAACGTCAGATGAATCTATTATTATAATATTATCATTTCTATAACAAATCGTCCCTAAAGATTCTATGAGAACTTGAATCTTTTTAGCTGATTCAACACTTTTGAATGTAATCTTATTTCCAGAACAATATTTTAAACAATTTTTAATGTATTTCTTGACCACAGATGTCCTAGACATAAGAATACAAGATATGAATTCTTCATTATCATTGTAATCTTCGAATAATAACTCTGCTTTTTCTTCAGTCAACTCCTCACCATTAAAAAGAACATAATTCTTGTTTCCTAATATCTTATGATGACCTCCAAGACCCAAACATATCGTATCAGTAAAACAAATATCTTCAGCCTTTTTCCACATATATCTTGAATTTTCATCAATGACTCTGAATTTGTGTTTATAAGTCGCTTCTATTTCATGCCCTTTTTCTGTTACAATCTTATAAACTCGATCCATACCATTAACATAAAATCGATCAGAACTAGTTACATCATCTTCTTGAATGACTTTAATATTTATATCCTGCCACTGATCTCCATTGATATTTCCTAAATCTGAAATTGGCATAATCCCTTCAGAAGTCATAATCAATGTATCGGCGGTAACACATCCAGTCGGAGCGATAACAACTACTTGAGAATTCCTGAAACCATGTTTTAAACCTGAATTATAAGTTTCTTCCCAAACCTCTTCTGCATAAGTCTTTATATCTCTTGAGAATTTTATCTTTGATTTTATTTCTTTTGTAGATTCTAAGTGCATTTTTATAACATTCATCATTTCTTTTTTATTCTTTTCGAATAATTTGAAAGGACCGACTACAGAAGATATTTTCGCGGACTGACGATAAGCCACAGCCGATTCTAAAGATGTTATTGAAGAAATAATTGATCTGGCATTATCTGAATCATACTGATAACCGAGAGCCATAATCAATCCGCCCATATTACAATACCCGAGACCCAAAGGCCTTGAATCTTTTGTTCTTTCTGCGATATATTTTTCAGGATATGAAGACCCGCCTACAATTATTTCCATTGCAGAAATAAAAGTCTCTACCACACGCTGAAACTTTTCGATATTAAAAGACCGATCCTTCTTATTCAAAAACTTAACAAGATTAAGAGACGCTAAATTGCACGATTCTCCATCGAGCCTTAGGAATTCTCCGCATTGAATTGATATAAGTCCTTTGTTTTCAATCATCTGCATTTTTGTGTTTCTTGAAGAAGATGTGATACACACTAGATTGTGGTTGTCATCTACGGTCATATTATAGACATCTTCATATCCGTCAAATTCAACACTGACTACTCTGTGATTAAAGGTCGAAGCTGTTTCTTTTAGAACATTATAATTTCTGAAAGGACTTGAGATTCTGGCTATTTCTGATGATATTTTTCTTGTTTTACATTCTTTAACCCATTCAGATTTCATAGGTTCACGTTTAAACTTGAATTTTAGATCATTAAAAACAATGATTTGTTGTTCTCTGATATTGCTTTGTTTCTCGCTGTTAATAATCTTGTTTTTATCGGCTAATCTTTTGTAGTGACCGGCAGTAATACGTTTATTATTCAGGGCTATATTAGAACATGGAAGAGAGCAATAGGATTGTTCTCTTCGATTCCATTCAATTTCAAACTCTTCGTTGCAATGTTCGCATTTTTTGGTTACAATAGGATGATAATCTCCGTTGTGTCTTATAGAGATATAATTTGATTTTAACGCATTAGTCCAATGTTTGAAATTTACTATAAATGCATTTACAATCTGAGGCTGGTCTGATTCACAATAAGGAAGATTTAGTTGTTTCGCAGCTTTGACAGACATATGGAATATGGAAGTCAATTCTGATTTTCTAAAATCAGAAAAAGCAATGATCAAATCATTTTCTCTGGCATAATTTGCCCATTCTATTTGGGTAAACATTCTGCTGAGATTTGAAGCTAGTATTAAGGCATGACTGAAAATTTCATTATTTGATATTTCTATGTATCTTCCGTTTTTTGTTCCGGATGTTGATTCTGACATCTTAGATTTATAGTTATTTTTTTCTTCTTCTGAGGCTTTGTTCCACCATCCATCCTGCATCGGATTTGAATCAAAATCCAGCATATGTAATCTTCTATGGCTAGTATGATCCATAAGTTCTAGATTTTTAATACAATTATTCAAACCGTTATAATCTTTATGATGAATGCAAAATTCGGAATGATCTATTTTCGAATTCGAATAAAATTCATAAATTAAATTATGTTCCGCCCTTTTATTGCCGTTATTTAAATTAATTATTTGATATTTTGTTCTGCCTTTTTTCCTTCCATAAGTTTCATATTTACTAAACGGCATAAGACTCATATTCGGTTCAAGGTCTTTGGCTTCTATTTCTGATTCGTCTCTGAGCAAGAATTTATGGTTTTCAGTAGTTCTGATGGTTGAACCGTCATCTAAAGTTACTTTGAGTATTTTCTGGTTATATCCGGTGAGTCTGGGATTTCGGCCCATTTTTATTTCTATTTTATTGCTTGCGGTGTTATATGAATATACTGGAACATCTGATCCTTCTTCGGTTAGTTGTTTGATAGAAACGGTGTTTCTTCCATCAGCTGTAGCAATCAAAGTTTCTCCAGTCAAACATGGATTAGTTGATCTTATTTCTCCGGAATTTGGAGTTGTATTCCATTTTTCCACAGGGCCTTTGTAAAACAGGCCTGGATCTCCGCATTCCCAGGCCGAATCTACTATTTCATCAAATATTTTTGAAGCTTTGATTTTTATTTTTGTTTCTTTGTTTTTTACATATTTTAATTCCCAGTCTTTGTCACCGATTACGGCATTCATAAATTCGTCACTAACTCGGATTGAGTTATTGGCATTCTGGGCTTGGATAGTTCTGTAGGCGTTGTCTCTGTTCTCAAATCCGAAATTACTTTCATATCCGTTAAGAATCAGAGTTCTGGCTTTAAATTCTTCTTGTTTTTTCCAGTTTATAAAATCGATCAAATCGGGATGGGTATCATCGAGCATGATCATTTTAGCAGCTCTTCGGTTTTTTCCACCTGATTTTACTGATCCGGCTGAAGAATCTGCAATTTCTAGAAATGAAATAAGTCCAGAAGATTTTCCACCGCCAGATATAGGTTCGTCTTCGCCTCGGATTCGGCTGACATTGACTCCAGATCCCGATCCATTGGCGAAAATTTTCATTTCAGTGGTAATCCAGTCATAAATTCCAGTCTCACCGTTGATCAGTTCGTCGTTTACTTCTGTGATGTAGCATGCTGAACCTTGTGCATTCTCATATTCAAATTCTTGCTTATAGACTTCGCCGTCTCTGTCTTTTATACCCCATCTTTCAGCTTTAGAATTTCCAGGAAACTTATATGAGTCCCATAATCCCATATTAAAGAATACTGGAGAATTGAATGCGGCGATCTGATGCAGTAAGATGTGACATATTTCATCGTAAATAATTCCGCTTCCGGCCTTGTCAAAGTATCCCATTTTAAGTCCGCGAGTAGCGATACTGTGAGCTACACGGTGGAGCACGTCTTTGATTGATCTTTCTCCGCCATGAGCAAGACATTCGATATCATTTGTTTTGAAGTATTTGTCTGCACATATTCTTACAGCCATTTCATCCCAGAAAATAGGATGTTCGACGTTGTAATCGAAGATAATTTTTCCATCTTCATGGCTTGTGATTTTTATTCTTGTAGTAGTCCATTCTACTTTTTCAAAAGGTGAATTTATACCATCTGTGAAATATCTTTCTAATTTCAACAAATTTTTATTTTTATGCTCTGAATTATCTGCAGTTTCTAAAACAATGACATCTGATTCTTCTTTGGAAGACATATTATTTTGCTCTCTCTCTTTGTTGTTGATCGAATGATTTAATTTATTAAGTCTGATCTGATAAATGGAAATGAAAATTTATTATCATTCTTTAATCTTTAACAGGCTGAATTGAAAAAAAAATATTCTTTACAAGAATAAGTAAAATGAAAAGAGACGCTTTCATAAATAAAAGTGTCTCTTTTATCTGCGATAACTTATTTGAAAATAATCAAATTTCTTCTTCGGTTTCTCCATTTTCTGGACCGAAATCTGATTCTGGAGGAGTGTCTTCGTATTCTGGGACAGCAGGAGTCTGGGATGGTTTTTTTATTTGGACTCCGGAGGCCTTTCTCATATAGGAAACAGATTGTTTTTTGGCTTCGCTTAATTTAGCCTGGGCTAAATCATAGAGGGCCGAGATGACTTCTACTATTTTCTGAGAAGATTTGTCAGAAGGATTGTCTTTGATTGTTCTTTCAAACATTCTGACCATTGAATCTATTTTATTTAACACATCCATCACACAAATATGACCTTCGTATTGACTTTCTGAATAATTTGGTGACGGAGACGTTGTAGAAATAATCGCCATATTTTCTTGTATTTCGGCTGCGACTTTATAGGCGTCTTTTTGTTCCTTTAAAACTTTATATTGTTTATAATTCTTGAATTGTTCCATCAATGACTCCTTGATTAATAAATATAAAATATATATGAATGTTTTTTAAAATTTGAACAATTATTCTGTGTGAAACTTAGAGAATCTGTTTTCTTTTATTACAATCAATTTTTGTCTGTTTTCGAATTTTTCAAGTAAATATGGATGGTGGGTAATAACAAAGACAGTTCTTTCTCTTGAAAGTTCTAATATTGTCTGGTACATGCACTCTACTCCGTTCTTGTCTAATGATTCCGTACTCTCATCAAGAAATAAAATATTGTTATCAGCTTTTGAACTCAGTCTCATAATGTGAGCGAATGATAATAATATAGCTAGATCGATTCTTCTCTTTTCTCCTCCGGATGATCCTTTGTAATCAAATTCTTCATCATACGAGAATATTTTGGCGTCTAGATATTGGTCGAATTCAATTTCTAAGCGATTATTATAAAGAAATTGCAGCCAATAATTGACTTGGGAGTTTAAAGCCGGAATGATCTGATTGATAATATAACTTTTAATTCCGGTGTCACTAAATCCATGAATCCAAAAATCTAAATACGGAGTCAGATCTTCTTTTGTTTGCATCTCTTTTTTTAGAGATTTGATGTTTGAGGAAATTTCTTTTATTTCTTTTTCAATATTTTTAATTACATCTTCATAAGTGTTGTTTTTTAATTCTGATTTTTTAGATTCTAATAATTCATTTGTGTGATCTTTTTGAGCTTTAAACTTTATTAATTCTTCTTTGTCAAATTTTGATTTTTTGAAATCTGCATATTTGTTAAATTCCGATTGTTCTTTGTCGATTTCTTTTTTAATATTATCTATTTTTTCTGAAAGCTGAAGAATTTCGACATTTATTTTGTTGATGATATCATCATACGGATTTTCGTTTAATCTTTCTTCTTTCTCTTTGAGTTGGCTGTTTAAATGCTCTTTATCAGACTGGTGTCTGATTAAAACTTCTTTTTTGATTTCAGGTTCTTTTATTTTGCTCAATTCTTTATGTTTTGATGAGAGTTGTTTTTTAAGATCATAAAATTTTTGAAGTTCTTTTTGAGGATCAGAAAGTTGTTCGGATAATTCTTCTCGCATTTCAGAAAAATCTTTTTCAGTATTTTTTGCGTTATCTGGATCAACAATTTGCAGACATGAAGGACATCTTACGCCTAATTCAATATTTTTTATCTTGGATAGGTTTTCATCAATTTGTTTTATTTCATTAATTATAGGTATAAGATTTTTTTCAATATTCGAAATATTCAAACTGATTTCGTTTAGTTCTTGTTGAGCTTTAGTTAAATCTTTTAATTTTTTTTCATATATATTCCATTCTTCTAAACGAAGATCGATATCTATCGACAATATATTTTCGATTTTAATTTTTAAATATTTGAGTTCTTTTTGAATGTCATGCTGAAAATTATTGAATTTTAATTCATATTCTTTGAATCTTTTGTTTGTTTTATCTAAATCATGAACTGTGTTTTGATATTCTTCATTGATTTTATTGATTTTTTTTAATTTTTGTTCTGATTCTTCAAATTTTTTAAGTTCTTCATCAATGTCAATGTTTTTGAATTTTTCAATTTTAGATTCTAATTTTTCAATTTCAAGTCTTTTTTCTGAGACGAAATCTAGAAACTTTTTCTTATAAGAATCTAATTGTTCTTTGTTTTTAGATTCATTCTCTAGTATTGTTTCATATTTTCCTGATAATCTCGCCATTTCTTTTTTAAGAGTATTAGATGTTTTTCTGGCGACAGATTCATATTTGTTATAGTCTTCTAGACTTAAAAGATTTTCAATAATAGCTCTCTTCGCCGGCGCGGAGGCCGAAAGAAAATCAAACATATTATGCTGGCCATAACATAATATGTTTATGAATGTTTCATAATTAACGCCGATTTTATCTTCAATCAGTTTTTGCGTTAAAGACACAGTCGACAGGGTTTCATTGCCTTTATCTTCACTGTATAATTCTAAGGAATTTGGTTTTCTTTTGCGAATTATCTTAAGATTGTCAATTTCAAGTTCTACATATAATTCTTTTTTATTTTGTTTATTGATAATCTTATCTACCGACTGGCCTCTGATAGTGCGACCGAAAACAGCAAATACTATCGATTCTATCAAAAGTGAATTATGAGACAAAAATCCATTTGTATAATATCGATGTACTTCATCAACTTCTATATCATATAAAGATCTTGAATCTTCTGATATTTCGATGTCTGATACTGATCTGAATCCATCAGTTGATGATATTTTAGATTCTATCGTCAACTTTTTGGCTTTTATTTCTTGTAGATTATCGTCAATAAAGATATGATCTGGAGAACAAATTATACTGTTTTTGTTCTTATCGTAAATAGTATAATATTTTCCATAATATGTTTTCCGTGCTTCCAGAATTTTAAAGAATCCAGTATCAGATTTAACTTCAATTTTTGATTTGAGAACAGGATATTTTTCAAATAGTTCTACGATGTTTCCAATTGATGTTATTGAATATTTTTTAAACATTTTGAAATTTCCTGTATATAATTTTTCCAATCATTAATCCAAATAATTTTAAATTTATTATTTAACTCTTTTTTCTTTAACTAATTGAAAGGGTCGAATCCTATTAATTTTATTATTTCATCTCTGTCATATAATATTTCTATTTTTGTAGTACTGTCTACGCACTTTCCACTGCCGTTGGAATCCTCTTTGTTGTTTTCATCAAGATTATATCCTTTGATTAATACAATATCATCAAAATCTTCAAAATTGATTTCGACAGATTCTTCACCCACAGACATAAAGTTTTTTATGTATAGTCGTTTAAACTTCATAATTTAATCAATTAAAGCATACTTCTTGATTTACTTCTGATATTATTCTAGAACCTATTTCAATCAGTTTGTTTTTATCCAGATCTGTTTCGGTATTTTCGACGAATTTTTGAATGACTGATTTTTTGTTAGAATAAATAAGTTCTATGTTTTTTATTTCTTTTTCGCCGGTTTCTTTCTTTGATTTTTCTACTTGAATTATTTCTATAGATTTAAGATTGTATTTGTCTTTTATATTCCTTTTTAATTCAATAAGATTTGTTTTTCTTATATCTGAAACCAATAATTTTAAATACCCTCCGTTAATATTATACTGATCAAGATCTTCCTTATCTGGAATTATAAAGTATTTTGGAGAAAACGTATTTTCAACGAACTCCGTTTTCATGGTTTCAGTATCTAAGATGATAAAGCCTTTAGGATCCATTGCTTCACCAAATGAAAGCTGAAGCGGACTTCCGATATATTCAATGTTAGTTCCTTTTATTCTTTGTCTTGCATGATAATGTCCTAAAAAAACTCTTTCATATCCTTCAAAGTTATTCTTATTTGTCTCGTCTATTTCTTCTTCAAAATCATCCTTTTTTATTCCCCATAATGTGTTTAAAGTTGCGCCTTGGACGGCCAGATGTGAAACAAGAACTTTTGATTTCTTACTTAATTTCTTCATTTCTTCTTCGGGATTTTCTGTATACGGAAGAAAATCAATAGACAAATCTGAAATTTTTATAGTTTCGGGTTTGTCTATAATTCTTAATATTTTCGAAAGAGGTTTTAAAGAAATGACAGACCACGATGATCTGTAGAACATATCATGGTTTCCGACTAAAAAATAAGAATTTATTTTTTCAGAATATTGTTCTAATATTTCGTAAACTTTGTTATAAGCGTATAGATTAATTTTGTGGCGATCGTGGAACAGATCCCCTCCGAATACAATATTTTTTATTCTTCTTTTTTCAGATTCTTTGTAAATCCAATGCAAACAATCAATGCAATTATCAAGTTTTTCACTTGATCCAGAATGATGATGGACATGGAGATCAGAAAAGATCAAAATCTTCATTTCTTATTTAAGTAAGATCATTAAAATCAAACTATTTAAACGAAAATATAAATTTAAATACACATAGTTCCTATAATCAGATCAATGAACAAACTTGTTGTCCGAAATGACATCTCTCAACTTACGCTTGATTCTGAAGAGTTCAACAAGGTAATCTGGAAATCTTTGAGATTCAGAGATAAGAATTATTATTTTCATCCAAGATATAATCCTAGAAAAGGTTGGGACGGATTCGTGGAATTTTATTCCGATAAAACCGGAAAATTCGCGACAGGTATTCTTCCTGAAGTGGTCAGGGCTTTGTCTAGTCTTAAAATAAAGTTAGAAATCGAAGATGAAAGAAGCGGAATTATTCCTATAAAAGAAATCAAAGAAGATATCTTTCCAGGAGTTACGCTCAGAGATTATCAGGTTGATATCGCAAACAAAGCCTGGAAACTAGAGCGTGGAATTATAAAAGCCGCCACTGGATCCGGGAAGACTTTGACATTTTGTTCTATTGTCAAATCTATCCCTGAAAATGCGCCGGCTCTTATACTCTTCAGAAGCAAAACTCTAGTCGATCAGACTTATAAAGTGTTTAAAAAAAACGGAATTGAAAACGTTGGAAGAATTCATGGAGATGTTTGGGAACCATCTTCTATCCTTTGTACCACAATACAATCGGCTCATAATTATGAAGAACTTTTAGATAAATTCAGAGTTCTTATATGCGACGAGTGTCATGAATTCGCCACCAATCAATCTATAAAGTTATTTAAAAAAATGAAGAGATGCCGGTATCGGTTCGGATTTTCGGCAACACCTTGGGAAAAAGGAGATGATGTCAGAAAATACAGACTTAAAAGCTGGTTTGGTCCGATCATAGGAGATATTTCAGTTAAAGAATTACAAGATAAAGGCATTCTGGCTGACTCTGTTTGCTATTTTCATAAAATAAAAGAACCTGTTTTAGAAAGTTTTTCATATCGAGATTCATATGATGCCGGAATAGTTTACAATGAACACTTCCATAACAAGGTCAAAGAAATATCTGATTCTTATCAAAAAGGAAGAATACTTATCATTGTTGATCGGATAGATCATGGTGAAGAACTTAAAAAAATAATTCCTGGAGCGTTTTGGATTCAAGGAAAAGATGATAATGAAACTAGACAAATTGTCATCGACAAACTTTGTAAATCAGATCCGAATGAAAAAGTAGTGGCTATAGCTACAAGAATAATATCTGTCGGAGTTGATGTTTTTATTCATGCTCTTATAAATGCAGCGGGTTTGAAATCACAAATAGCTACGATTCAGAGACTAGGCCGAGGTCTCAGAAGAGCCGAAGACAAAGACACACTAGATTATCATGATTTCGATTTCACAATAGATAGTTATCTAGAAAATCATTCTAAACTCAGAATGAAACATTTAAAACAAGAAGGTCATAAAATAGTACGAATGGATTAAGCGGCAGATAAAACTCCAGGCAAACTTCTTGCAGGTTGCGAAACTGTTCTCGGAACTCTTTGAGGCCTTTGTATTATGGCTGGCTGAGGTCTTGCTCCGCGTTTTCTATTTAATACATCAGATACAATCTGATGAACTTCTGGGTAGCCTCTTAATCCTTGTTCTAATGCTTTTAATGTATTCAACTCTAATCCGTTTATTGTAGAATAATCTATCAGTGCCGAAATTATGCCTTCGTCTGATTGATTAAGTGCTGAAATTACAGTATTCATGTTTTTAGCAGAAGTCATAATTTTTTTCATTATATCTTTAGCCTTAAATTGTCCAGAAAAACTTTTTTCTCCGACCATAAATCCTACAGATTGAATAAGTTCATTAACTTTGCTTTGATCGCTAAAAGGAAATGTTTCTGGATCAAACCATTTGTCAAAGTCTTTAATATGAAAATAAATCAACTGAGATTGGCCTTCAGGGTTTTGTTTCATTTTCTCAAATTCAGACTGTTTTTTTGATTCAGCTCTAGATCCCATCACTGCTAGCTTTTTCTTCTGGAATTCTGGATCAGTAATTGATTTTTTATAATTGACCATGTAATTTAATATTATTTTTCTTATTTCCTGGAAATTTTTCTGATAATCTTTGCCGCCCAACATCCTGAATTCAACATAATCGGGTCTGATATTAACTGAAAATTTCTTGCTTTCTTGGGCTGAAGTTAATTTTCCGGTTTGTCTTAATATTTCTTCTGAAGATTTGGCATATTTCCTTACATCAACAGATCCTCTTCCGGGCATAGTTTTCAATATTCTAGGATCTTCAAGCGAAGAAACCAAAGCTTCTTTATTAAGTTTAGAATGATCAAGATTTTTATGAGAAAGTCCTACATGAAATCCAGCTATATCTTTTGTATATCCGACTTTATTAATAATGTCGAATATTTGAGGGATTGTTTCAAAAAATTCTTTAGAATTCATTCTAGGACTCACAATTTCAATCGGCTGGTCAAGCTGAAAATCTTTTTCTTTAGCTAATGAAATATCTCGAGTTATTGACCAGGTTGAATAATCTTTTGTTCCAGGTCTGCCATATTCAATCGGAGAATATGTCTTTATGTTCGAAATTCCTTTTTGATTCATAAGTTCAATCAGATATTTATTTAGTTGTTCGGTATCTGCATTTATCCATGTTTTTTCTTTCTGGCCTTTTCGACTGTCAGCATAAAATTCAAATTCGGCGCCTAAAACATAATTTGGATCTTTTAAAGCAGAGTCAATTTCTGATTTGTCAGCAGACTCAAATAAATATTGTTGAAAACTTTTCATTTATCTCTTCTCAATCCTTCTGCGTCTGCAGACGTGAGATGAATAATTTTTGATAATTTGTTTTTATCAATCCACATTTCATCTTTTTCGCCGCCGAAAATTTTTTTAATTCGGGCTTTTTCACCTTTTATTTCTTCAATACTTATTTCCTCAGATTGCATGAAAATAACATTTCCATTCTTAGATTTAATATCTCTGTTTAGTCTCCCCGTGAAACCTTTTTGTATTTTTTCTTCATTAATCAGATATTGAGCGAAACTTTTCACAATATTATATATAAAATTTAATTAAATAATCCGAATTTATCAGCTTGTAACAAATGTTTATATTTATCTTCAAGATCAGATCTTAAATTCTTTATATTCTTTATATTTTTAACATCATTCTTTATAGCTATTTCTTGTACATCTTCAGGTATATCCATTAATTTAGGTATATCTGATCCATTTTGAATTAAATATTTAATGATTTCTAAATGACCACTTAAACTAGCCAATATTAAAGCCCAATCATTATCAGCATGAATATCAGCGCCATTCTCTACAAGATATTTAACTACTTCTAAATGACCTTTAAAACTAGTTGATCTTAAAGCATAATCATCATCAGCATGAATATCAGCTCCTTTTTCTACAAGATATTTAACTACTTCTAAATGACCATTAACACTAGCAAATATTAAAGCTATATCATTTTCAGCATGGATATCAGCCCCTTGTTCTATTAATTGTTTAACAAGATCAAGATTACCATCTTTAGAAGCATCTATTAATTGTTGATCTAAATCTTTATTTTCATTGAGATATTGTTGGAATTTAATCATCACTGAATAATCCAAATCCTGATCCTATTAACAAATGTTTATACTTTTCTTTTAGATCAGACCTTAAATTTTTAATATTCTTTATATTTCTAACATCATTCTTTATTGCTATTTCTTGTACATCTTCAGGTATATCCATCAATTCACCTATATTTGATCCCTGTTGGATTAAATACTTAAATACATTATAAGAATCAGTGTCATAAGCCCATTTTAAAGCCATACTGTTATTAGCATTAATATCAGCACCTTTTTCTACAAGATATTTAACTACTTCTAAATAATTTTTTTCACTGGCCAATCTTAAAGCTCGATTTTTATTAATATGGATATCAGCGCCTTTTTCTACTAAATATTTAATTACTTCTAAACGATCTTTCATAATAGCCCATTGTAAAGCCTCTTCACTGTTAGTATGGATATCGATACCATTATTTATAAGATATTTAACTACATCTAAATGACCTTTATTACTAGCCACAGATAATTTAAAAGCTTCGTAGTCTTCGGCGTTGATATCAGCACCTTGTTTTATTAACTTCTTAACAAGATTAAGATTACCTGATTTAGAAGCAGTTATTAATTGCTGATCTAAATCTTTGTTTTCATTGAGATATTGTTGGAATTTAATCATCATCAAATAATCCGAACTTTGATCCTGTTAACAGATGTTTATATCTCTCTTTAAGATCAGATCTCAAATTCTTAATATTCTTAATATTTCCAACATCATTCTTTATAGCGATTTCTTGTACATCTTCGGGTATATCAATTTTTTCAGTTATGTTTGATCCATGTCGAATAAGATATTTAACGACTTCTAAATGACCATAATAACTAGCAGATTTTAAAGCATCGTCATCATCAGCATGAATATCAGCCCCTTTACCTATTAAATATTTAACTACTTCTAAATGACCCTTATAACTAGCCTCTCTTAAAGCATAGTCGTTTTCAGTATGAATATCAGCACCTTTACTTATAAGATATTTAATTACATCTAAATAACCATTATTACTAGCTAATCTTAAAGCCTCATCATTGTCGGCATAAATATCAGCTCCTTTACTTATAAGATATTTAATGACTTCTAAATGACCATTTTCACTAGCCCATTGTAAAGCATTATCATTATCAGCATGGATATTAGCGCCTTGATCTATTAATTTTTTAACAAGATTAAGATTACCATCATAAGAGGCATCTATTAATTGCTGATCTAAATCTTTGTTTTCATTGAGATATTGTTGGAATTTAATCATCACTGAATAATCCGAATCCTGATCCTATTAACAAATGTTTATACTTTTCTTTTAGATCAGATCTTAAATTCTTAATATTCTTTATATTTCCAACATCATTTTTTATAGCTATTTCTTGTACATCTTCAGGTATATCCATCAATTTAGGTATATCTGATCCTTGTTGAATAAGATATTTAACGACTTCTAAATTACCACTATTACTAGCATATTTTAAAGCATCATCATTATCTGCATGTATATTCGCACCTTTACTTATTAAATATTTGACTATATCTAAAAAACCATTGACGATAGCCGATAATAATGCATAATTACTTGAGGCATGAATATTAGCGCCTTTACTTATAAGATATTTAACTACTTCTAAATGACCATAAGAACTAGCCCGTCTTAAAGCTTCATCACTATTAGAATGGATATCAGCACCCTTTTCTATTAATTCCTTAACAAGCTCAAGATTACCGCTTCCGGATGCATACATTAATTGTTCATCTAAATCTTTATTTTCATTGAGATATTGTTGGAATTTAATCATTAGTATCTTCCGGCAAATTCTGCTATTGCATCAACAATTTCTTCTTCAGACTGCCATGGTGCAAATTTAGCAATAAGATCTGAAGGTCCTATAGACCACTCTCCTCCATGTAATGATCCTTCAATATTTCCCTCAATAACATTCAATATATTATTATCATCAATATATATATCAAACATAATTTGATATAATCTCTGATTATCTGTATGTCCTACACCCATTCCGACTAAAGGCACGTATATGATACGTCTCTTGGGCCCTAAATTCTTTATGTTTATTTTTTCTGTAGCGAACCACATTTTCGGCAAATATTGAACTAAAGCTTCTTTCAGTTTTTTTGTTATAGAATTTATTCTGAAAGATTCAGACCAGTCTTCTTTTTCACTTTTAGAAGCTTTTATGACTTCTCTTTTAATGATCGGAAGAACATCGGTCTTAGCGCTGTGAAAATCTCCTACTGGAATTATTTTTTTAAGTATCCAAATATTATCTTCACTATGATTTTCTGGAGATTTTACTTTTTTTTCAATTAATCCGTATTCACCATACAGATGCAACCGGATTACTTTGTTCTTCCATTCCCAGTAAACAACATTTGAAAATTTTTTTGTTCCGGTCTTTCCGAGTATTTCCATTGATTCTAAATCTTTTACAATTTTATCAATGTCAGTCGGAATAAGAAATTCTCCGGATATTTTAACTGGAATTTCTTTTACTATAAAACTTTTATGTTTATTTTTTTCTGACAATAAAATCATTATTTTTTTGTTGTCCAGACAAATTATTTTCTATGGTTTCAAGCAAAAATGAAGCCTTTTTCTTCTTTTCAATATTTTCCTTGAGTACTTTTTGAAGATTGATCTTGCTAGACTCATTAACAGGTTCAAATTTTTCATCATATTTGACTTTTGGATTTGCTGGTTCTGCTATACCTTCATAATCACTTAAATATGATTTTTTTGAACCTGATTTTTCAATATGAGCTTTTATTCTCATATCTTTGAGTTTGTCAAGAGCTTTAAAGAAATGAACCGCTTCTACCTTTGCAATACCGTCAGAATTTATTGAATCTTCATTAATTGCATAAATAATAGCCAGATCTGAAAGTCTTTTTATATGAGCGCCTGTTAACTTAATTTTCTCAGCTCTGTTAGCTACTTCATCTAAGTCAGATGCATCATATTTTGGTTTCTGCATGAATTTTTTGAGCATGCTAATAATAATATTCTTCGGAGGCGGACCGAATACTATTCTTTCATCGAATCTTCCAGGTCTGTCAACAAGAGCTTTTTCCATAACTCCAGGATCATTTGATGTAAAGATCGTGACGACACCTTCCAATTGAACTAAACCATCCAACTGATTCATTATTTCACCCAGAATGGCGTTACTTCTAGATATTCCTCTGTCCATACAGAAAAGATCAGCATCTTCAAAAAAGACTATAGTCGGTGAAAGTTCACGAGCCATCATATAAATTTCAGACACGCTTTGAGAACTATGAAGATCATCCGGGGTGATCCAGATAAAAGTGATATCTTTAAGTTGATTAGCCAAAATTTTTGCCGTTAAAGTTTTCCCGGTTCCTGGAGGACCTTCCCAGATAAGGCCGCATTTTGCTGAAATACCGTTCTTTTTGTATATTTCTTCTTTCTTAAAGAAAGAAATAACATTCATTACGATCTGATCTTTGGTTTCATCTTTTAAAAAGACATCATCCCAACTATAATCTTTAACATCAATAAACTCACCAGCGGGTGTTATCTTAGATCCTTTATAGAAATTATTTTTATGAATCCAATTGTTCAGATATTCGATGAATCCGTCTATAAATTCTTCGTCTCCTTTTTTATAAATCAGATGAAGAGTTATACTGCCGTTCCATCCGATTTCTGTTTTTAAAACGAATCTTCCTCCAGATCTCTGAATTCCTATATGAAAATATGAAGGTATTCTCACTTCCTTGGTTGATGAAATTTTTATTCTGTGAAAATCACTGTCATTCTTGCCTAAAGTGACATAGTTATTTTCAACTTTCAAATCGAGCTCTTGTTTGATATAAGGACTGTCTCCAGATAAAATCTTATCAAGAGCATACAGAACCAGATTAGTTCTGTATGGAGGATAAACTTTTTTATCTCTAGAAATATCATCACTTTTGCATTTTAGAAATGAACAATAAATTTTATCTAGTGTGACTGGATCTTCACGATAAGGATGAAAAACTGCGTCGATCATCTGACCGATCTGTCCTAGATTGGCTTTTGAAATATTTATTTCTTTGTTTTCTTTATATCTCGGATCTTTTTCATCAACTTCATTTATAAGAAAATCATGATTATCAGACATGTCTGATATGATCGTTTTCAACATCGAAGACAAGTCTTCATTATATTCAGCCAATGTTGATTTCTTTTCCAAATAGTTTTCTTGCATACTCAATAACCTCAGCTCTAGAATTTACATCATCTAAATATATATCAAGGTTGTAAGGTAATTCCTTTTGTAATTCTTTATCAATGTTTATTTTATATAACATATAAGTCTTAGACAAAGTTAAAAAATAACAAGAAATAAATCCATGACATATCCATATCCATATTTTTGAATCTTTTGAAAAAATTCTGTCATAACTTATTTCTGTTGTTCCATAATATTCTAAACAAAAATTTGTGAAAAATTTTTTTGTATTATCAAGTTCATTTATAATGTCAGAGTTTTTTAATTTTATTACTGTTTTCTTGTAAATATTATCACTGTTTTTTTGATTTATATAGTTTTTATATCGTTTCCAACATTCTGATTTTAATAATCTGTGCGGAGGACATAATTCTTCATGTTTTTTAAGATCTTTATTTAATTTTAATATCTCGAACTGAGCTCTTATAAAAAGTTTAGGCTCAGGAATAAGAGTATCACTTTTTACAGATATTTCGATAATTTTTTTGAAATATTTAAAAGCTTTAGATTCTCGCGGATCTTTTTTACGAGAATACGCCATATATGAACTTTTAGTATATTCTCTGCGTAAATATTCGTAATAATTAATAAGATCTAGAGTCATGTTTTCAATTTTATTGAAATTGAATCGTATATTAGGCGGGGTCAGCATTGAAATGATCATCACCTTAATTTATAATACAAACTAAGGTGCGTTTACACATTTTAATCAAATATCTGAAGATAAAATTTCGGAGATATTATTTCTTGTCCGTCGATAAGAATTTTGAATTGAACTGCATATATTCCTAAAACATAATCTCCATTGTCTGTAGAATCTATAAGATAATAAGCTTCATTATCTCCGCGAATATCAACCTGATCCCATTCTGGATCGGTCTTTACATTAAAAGCTGGAAGATCTGGATCAAATCCGCAACCTTCAATCTGTTCTATTCGAATAAAGAGATTACCTGTAGTTTTAAGATTGAAATAAAATCGGTCTATAATGTCTTTTTCAATCTGAATATTTGGAAAGAATCCTATTCTTATGTATTTTTTATTTCCTGATACTATTTTTTTGGGATCGAATGAAAAATCTACATCATATACAAAAGGCCGGTCCCAGGTCTCTCTGAGATCAGAGAACACCTTAAATTGATTTATGACAGGAAAGAAATCAGAATCGAAGGTGTTATACCTGACGAACCAGACATCAATAAAATCACCAATTTCATACAAATTATCATCAATTGTCAAAACAGCCCGATAATGACCCGTATTTATTTGAGTGATATCTGTTGAAGGAATTATTTTCTTAATTGATCTTCCGTCAATATTAGAACTTGTAATATTGTTTGGATCTAAAAAATAAACTTCTATTTTTTGTATTTCTGAGACATTAATCAGACTGTTATTCTGATATGAATAAAAATCTAGATTAACATCATCACCTAAAGTAAGAGACTGATATCGTTCTTTAGCCACAATCTATTTATTACAAAAAATATTTATTTTAATGAATAAACTGAAGTTAAAAGATAATCAGGAACAGGAAAATGCTGTGTACAGTAAATGTTGCCATCCTTGTCGAATTCATATAATCCTTCATCAGGACATCGAAGGCTATTAGCAAATTTTATTTGAACTCCAACAGATTCAGATTCTTCTTCTCCGGAGGCCATCGTCTGGGTGATCTGAGCCTGAAGCTGGGATCTATTAGTTGTACAAACTGAAACATTAGCCCTGTTTTGTGCTGAAATAGCCGTACCTTCATATGTCGTGTTATTTGGTGAAAAGTAACCAGTGTACATCAAAATGGAAATGATGACCAGGACTAGTAGAAGTCCTAGAAAAGTGCCATAACCTCTTTGAGAGGAACCGGAGTGTAAATTGTTTTTATTTTCCATTTTTTATAAACCTAGGAACTGATACTGGATGACGATTTCCGCCTTTAGAACTTTTATCATAAGATTCTTTTTCTTTTTGTTTCTGCTCAAAGAATCTGTCTATCAGCCATTTTCTTTCAAAGATCGGAATATATTGGATATCTTCATATCCTTGTCTCATGTGATAGGTCAGGATAAATTCTTCTTCAAACAGATTTTTTTTGAATTCTATCAGCCTTTTTTCGTCTTCGGGAAGAAAAAATTTACATCAATCGGAACCTCCATCTCCCATTCATGGTAACAAAGGGGACAAGTGATATTTACGGATGTATCAACACCGAAAGGCGGATCAGATATTTTATCTCTTAAAAAGTTGGAATCTAGAACACTAAGATTATTAATGATTTGTTCTATTTCAGTTCTGTCTTTGAAGTGTTCAATTCTGTTTGTCAGCATAATATTTCTTTTTACAATCGTATCATCAAGCATCTGGTTTCCAAGACCCTTGATCATATGCTGTCTGTGTCTAGACAAATTTTTCTCATCACTTCCTCTGGGAAGTCTGTACCATATTTTCAATCCAGAATGAGGAAGTTCGGCGCAAATATCATCATCAAAATTGTCGTCAGCATGAGATACTTGTAATGAATCTAAGTTTATTTCATCTTCAAACGATTCTTGACATGAAGGACATTTTATTGAAACTTCATAACTAGGACCGTATGAAATACCTCTGATATAAAAAAGCAGAAATGTTCTGTCTACAACCAGAAGATTGTTAGAATCAACATTTTCCATCAAACATGATTCAAATATTTTATCTAAAGCCTGACCGCTTCTTACAAGTCTTGGAGTAGAAAGAACTTTTTCTTCAGCAATTGTCATAGCCCTGACATGAACAGACTGATTTGGTTGGAGACCTATACTTTCATATACCAAAGATTTTGAAGGTAACATAACTTCTTCAAAATTTCTTTTTGCTTTAAGTCTTTCAATAATTTCTATAGCTGTTGTATTTTTATCTATTTTTCCTAAATTATTTTTATTATTTAACGTTATTTTTTCTTCTTGTGGTTTTTCTTCTGTTATAACAGAAACAGGAGGTTCTTTATTTTCTATTATAATTTCAGGTTCAGATACTTTTTTTTCTTGTATAAATTCAATTGACGGTCTCATTTGTTTGTCACTCATAGTTAATCATACTCCTCATATTATTTGGATACAAAATCCTTCTGAATTTAATGGAAAAGTCCTTATCAGATCTCCATCTGTAACTTTAAATTCTAACAGATATTCTCCTCTGTGTGAAGTGTCTTCACTGTCCCATTGATAAGCTATAACAGAATAATCTCTTTCATCAATATCTGCTGTATCTGAATTATCTTCAAATATACTATCAATAAAGCCGTTTTTTTCAAAGATTCTGTAAAAAGTTACAGAATCTTTTTTGAAGTGAGTAAATGGTATACTTGGAACATCATCAAAATCTCCTCTTGTAGCTGTAATTGTAAAATTATCAGAATCTATTGATTCTACTTCCATGAATTCTACAATATTTTGGTTACAATCTTCAAATCTTATAATATCTCCGACTTTTATTTGACAAAAATTTTTGTTTCCTAACAAACTAAATGTAACTTCATCTGAAATATCATCTATTTCTGATCCGATAAATGAATTGAACCACATAAAAATCTGAACTTCCCAATTTAAGAAAGAAACCGGACTTCCAGTTTCTGGATCAGATATCATTATTTTGAATATCGGACAAGTGTCTCCCTTCTTTATAAGACAACAACCTTCTTTTATTTTTAACTTAGAAGTTAAACTGTCACATATTTTTGTATAAGATTTTCCCATTTTTTTCTCCTATCATATATTCTATAGTTGTATTTATGGAGAATGAATGAAGAAGCTTAATATTTTTACGGTTGAAGATCTGATCTTCAAAAATAAGAAAGCTGAAAAAATTCTTTGGAATGATTTTTCAGATTTGTTTAAAGAATATATTTTTATTAAAAGATCGGGAATTACTGAAGCCGTTTTGTCAAAATTATATATGAAGTTCTTTGAAAGATTTTATGCAAAAAAAAGCGAGTACATTGAAAAAATATTTGGAAACGAAGTTATAGAGTTTAGCTATAATAAAGAGAGTATAGTACATAATATTAATTATAATATACTTAATGATAAGATCGATAATATCGAATTATTTAATAATATTAATAATAATTATAGTAATTTAGATAATATTTTTTTACACATATTTAAGAAGTATCCTAATCTCTCTTTATATCGCCGAAATAACGAAGTTCATATGACATTTTGGAAGTAGAAAAACAGGTTTTTAATGAATAATTCTATTTTGTGGCTTGTTTCATCAATCGGGATCACTCATATATTAACCGGATCTTCTTTGGTTGCGCCTTTAAGAAAGTTTGCTATAAAATCAGAAATTATTCCAGAATATATCAAGAATCATATTCAATGTAATCAATGTGCTGGATTCTGGGTAGGTATATTTTCATGGTTATCAATAAAAATAATTCAGAAATATGAGTGGATTGAAATTAAAGATTTATTACTCGCGATTATAATTTACGGACCTGTTTGTTCTATTTTATCTGATCTTGTTTACAGACTTAAACAATTCTTATGTAAGGAATGCGGATGAAAGAAATAACTGTTGAATCTGTCAAAAAGGCACTTTTAGATCGTAAATTTAGAAATCTGTATCCAGATCTAGAAAAAGATATGGATAAATGGATGGATAATCCAGGTTGTAAATGCAATATTCCTCTTTATAATACTATATTATCTGACATCGAAATACTCAAAAAATATTTCGGATCAGATATAGTAATTACATCACCTCCATTGCCCGAAGATAATTCTTCAGATCAAATAAATCATTGGACAGTATTTAACGGATCTGTAAATGATTTAGAAAAATTCTTAAATGATCTGTCTTCAGGACCTAAACAGGTTGCTGTTGCGAGATGGGAAGACCAAATTACGGTCATAGTTAACGATCCTGATTTTATTTAAATGGTTAAAGATTATTACAAAATTTTAGAAGTTGATCGTGATGCTTCAATTGAAGATATTAAAAAATCTTTTAAAAAACTTGCATTTAAATATCATCCTGATAAAAATCAAGATAATAAAGAATCTGAAGAAAAATTTAAAGAAATATCTGAGGCTTATGATACACTTGGAGACAAAGACAAAAAAACCAGATATGATCATACAGGATCATTTTCAGAATCATTTGATTTCAGTGACATAATCAATAACTTTTTTTCTGGTAATAACAGAAACAGATCCGAACACGAAATAAGATCTGTAGAACTTGTTATTGATTTAGAAGATGCTCTTTATGGCAATACTGTTCATAAAAATATCAGATTAAATAAACCATGTAATTTTTGTGAATCTAAAGGATATAAAGATCAAAAGGATGTGATGATTTGTACTAATTGTTCAGGAACAGGAAGTATATCATCGCGTAAAGGTAATTTTTATATTTCAATTACATGTAATTTCTGTAAAGGTGAAGGAATTATTATTAATAATCCTTGTACAGAATGTAAAGGCCGAAAATCATCAATTATTGACAAGGAAATTGAAATAAATATTCCAGCAGGAATAAAATCAAGATCTGTTATAAGAATTAAAATCGAAGAAAATGAATTTAATTTCTTTATCAATATAAACAAACATCCAGATTATGAAATTAATGGAAATGATCTGTTAACCGTACGTGAAATTGATTTTACAGATTTATTATTAGGAAATATACTAAAAATAAAAACACCCTGGGATTTAAAAGATCTTGAAATAAAAGAATGTACTAAATCAGGATCTGTCTTTAAAATTAAAGATCATGGTTATTCTATTTTAAGAGAAAACAGAAAAGGTGATCTATATGTTAAAGTGAATGCCTTATTTCCAGAAAAATTAAATGATCATCAAGTAACTATTCTTAAAGAATTTTACACAAAATAAAACACTCAAATCATAAATAAATGATAAAGAGGAGTGTTTTATGTCTAACATATTTGTTACATCTTATAAAAGAGATGATAAATCATTTCCAGAAAAAATTATACTGATATCACATAATAATGAAACTAAAGAATATTTGCCTGTAGATAAGTTATCTGAATTTATTAAAAAAATTGAGTCAAATATAGAAAATACAAAACTTCTGATTGAAGTTATGGAATAATCATTTTTTGATTTTCTCTTATTATTTCTGAGAAATCTATTCCTTTTTTAGTCTCACATAATTTTATTTTTATTTCAGGATATACTTCATATTTATCTAGATCTGTTATCCACATATGATCATATTTGTATTTTCCCATTGTTATAGCATTTTGGAAAAATATTCTTGCAGAATCAAATTTTCCTAATTTTATATAAATATCTCCAAGAAGACACCAAAATTCAGCGATATTGCAATTCTGGGCTAATTGACCTAAAATTATTTGAATGGCCTTTTGGTAATTTCTCATTTGAAATGTGTAGATCCATGATATCAGATATCTCATATACATTTTTTTAACGTCTACACTTCGAATTGGATAATGAAGAAGAAATTTTTCTGCACACAATAAAGATTTCATATGTTGTCCGACAAGATGATAATCTATGGCTAGATAAAAATTATATTCCGGACTAGCTGGATTACTTTCCAGAGCTTTATTTAATATGTTTATGTTTCTTATATGTGATCTTTCATTATTATTGATTCTATGTGTTATCTTTATATCCGGATGCCAATCTGGAAGTATTTCTGGTATTATTTTTTCATGAATAGGAAATCTCCATTTTTCCTTAGATGTTTTACTGAACATCCGGAGCTGACTTACAGTTGTATTTCCATGAATAAGTTTGAAATTATGATAAGGATTTGAAGGCTTAGAATTTACAAGTTCTGTTATTTTATCAGCTGATTCTTTATCAATAGTTTCATCACTGTCGATCCATAATATCCAATATGAATTCGTATTTTTTAAAGCAATATTTCTGAGTTCAGAAAAATCTTCATTCCATTTATGAAAGTATGTAGAATTTGGCGCGTATTGAAGACATAACTCTGATTCCTCAGAATTTTCTTTGCCGTTATAAACAATGACATATTCTGGATCTAACGGTTTTACAGATTCTAGAGTGTCTTTAAGATATGGTTCATTATTAGTTGTTATGATATTAACGGCTATTTTTTTCATTATGCTTATATTTTTTTTCTTTTTCTAATTCACAATGCCAATAGACAAGAAATTGTCTGTAATGACCGATTTGTTCATTCACATATTCTTCATAAGGTTTAAGTCTGTTTTGTTTATACCAATTTTCGGTTTCAATACGAATATCATCTTTATGCTTGATATAGTATTCTTTAGAACGGCCTTTAATTCTTATTTTTGTTATTTTATAAGCTTCTTGATTACTATCTAAAGTAACGTGATCTTTCAATTTTAATTTATTAATTTTCATTTGAATGATCTTTTCCTTTCTGAATTAAACTTTATTTCTTTTTCATTCAAAAGTTCTATGAGTCTGTTATAATTTTCTTTGTTTCCGCTTAATTCTGAGGCCGTCGCAAAACAGCCTCTAGCTTGAGAATGCATTCCGCAATTCATATACGAATAACCTAATAAATCATAAATCCATACAGATTCTGGATAAACTGAGACGGCTTTGAAACAAGTTTTTATGCACTCATAAAAGTTTTTTTCTTCAAAATATTTTTTTGCGTAATATTCGCTTTCTTTTTCCATTTAGTTTCTAACTTAAATTAGGTTTATTTATGTTAAAAAACATAAATAATTTAAATTTTATAATTGGAGTAAAAAAAATTATGGCGCAAGAGTATATTAACAACAAAGACTTTGAGAGGCTTATTCTTGCTTATTTAAAAGATCATAATGATGAAGATATAAAGTATGAAATGTCAATTTGTTTTTATTTATTAGCAGATAATATAATAAAAGCTTTTAATTTCAAACTTATAGACCGAGATGACGCCTTACAAGAAGGAGTTGTGGCCTGTTTTTCAAAAATAGGTTTGTTTGATCCTGAGAGGGGAAAAGCTTTTAACTGGTTCACTACAATTATACTAAATCACTTCAGACAGTTATACAGATCAGCAAAAAATTATATTGAATTAAAAAGAAGATTCTTAGAAAGGCAATCTATTGATAAAGCATCAGAAATCTTTGAAGGATCATCTTCCGAATTTAGTGAATATGTCGGATATAGAATTCGAAGAAATATTGACCAATATAAGGAACAAGGGTCCTAAACACGCTAAATTAATCAAAATATTAACTGAAGAAGAGTCTGTATATACTAATAAAGGCCGACTTAATAAATCAGCCTTAATAAGAAGACTCAGACTTAAAAATAAAGAAATTGACGAGATATTTTATGAATGTCAGAAAGAATTTATTCGATGATTCCTATTTCAAAAGAGCTTGAGAAATTTTTTAAAGAAAACGATTTTGATATTCAATCATTCATCGAAGATCCAGAAGAATTAACAGAATCTATGACTTTTGCCGGAGCCGTATTAAGCCGAGAAATAAATGAAATATTAAAAGTTGTAAAATCTATTGACAGCAAAAATAATATTCATAAAGTTATTTTTGCCGCCGGACTTCTAGAAATGAGAAATCAGATAAAGAAAATACAACAACAAAATGCCGACATCCAAAAACAAAATCAGAGAGATATGAAAGAAATAAATGATAAATTTGATAAAATCGGAGAACAATTGAAAATTGTAGAGAATTTTATTCAAACGTCAAAACAGATGATTAGAAAATAATTAATCTGAGGGTACTGTAGCACTCCTGTTAACAGCCCGATCATATCTCATATTAAATTCTACATCTAGAGTTCCAGAATCAGAGAAATCCAACTCTCCCCAATTAATACTTTGAGGCCAGCAACCCTGAAATTCCCATCTTTCAATCTCGTTTCCATGACCGTCAAACAATAACAATTGTGATCTCTTTTTAGGAAAAGTATTACCTATAGGTTCGGCTACAGGTCTGATCCGACCTTTTTCGATGATATAAAACTGATTAAGCCATAAATAAATGGCATCATTTTTATTTAAATCATAAACAGTTATCGAAACAGGTTCCCATGTAGGTTTGGCTGGCAAAAATACTTTTTCTGTTACATGCTGAACTTCTTGTTCATCAAATGTGAAATTTGGTCTTGAAGCTATTTTACAAAAATGAACGCCAGAAGACGGAGAAGATGTTGTACCTGAAATTCCTAATGTAGATCCAGTCACAATCGGATTATCAGCTTCTTGAAGTATAGTAAAAGCCCATCTGAATTTTCGTTTGAATACCGCTTGTTCAGATCCCAAAGCCCCTATACCCATATTTTGACCCATGACTTTTCTCCAGGTTAAAACAATTAAGAGCATCAGTCATTTGTTAAACTGATGCTCTTAATCTGGTAATTATTTATCTCTGAAATTAATCAGCTCCGCCAGAAGAAAGACCAGTCTGACCTGGAAACCATTCGGCTCTGTCAAATCTGACCGTGACTTCGACATCAGCCGTATCAGATGAAGAGTAATCCAGATCTCCCCAGTTTACAGTCTGAGGCCAGGCTCCGATTAACCACCATGTTTCCATAACACTTCCATGTCCGTCTAACATATAAAGGGTCATGTTTCTTTTGAATTCAGCATCATGATCACCCATATCAAGGAAGTTATATCCGCCTGTTACGACGTTACTGTCATTTTTTGCGAATCTCCATACAGTATTCAACCATTTATGAAGTGCGAATTCTGAGGCCGAAGCGCTGTCAAACGGCTGGGTCTGATCATCTTTTTTGACATCATAAATTGTAAGAGTAATATTTTCCCAAGTCGGTTTTCCTGAGATCCAATGTTTCTCATGAAGATGATTGATCTCTGTTTCTTCGGTAGTCAGAGTCGGGCGATTAGCTATTCTTACATACCACATCCGGCCGTCATCTGATCCTACAGCATTACCTTCTTGGTTTGTGAGAAACATTGTCCATCTAAACTTTCTTTTAAATACAATGTCCTCAGCGCCTATAGGACCTATACCCATGTTATTTAACAAAGCCATTTTGTTATCTCCTTAACTGTTTTAAATAATTACCGATTCTTCAAAAGATCCAGTTCTATGGATTGTAAATGTAATAAAGATAAATTCGGCTGCCTTTATCGGTTGAACTCCGATCCGAGCTCTCATTTCATTTCTATCAATGACTTCTGGAGGATTAAGTTCTTCATCACATTTGATGATGTAATTAAATACTCCGCGATTATCTCGAACATCTGTAAGAATGTTATCAGCCAGTCTTACGAACTCTGATCTTAATTGTTCATCATGCGGTTCGAATAACAAGAATCTAGATACTCTCTTAACTTCCTTTTCAAGGAAAAGCATCAATCTGCGAACATTAACTCGATCAAGAGCCGTGGCCCGTCTTTGAAGAGTCTTTTGTCCGAAGACGTGAATTCCGTCAATCGGGAAATCAACAATCGTATTAACTGCATTCCTGTTGCCATAAAGATCATCTCTTTCAGTAAGAGAAGCAAATCTTTCAACTTCTATACCAGAGAAAATCTTTCCACGTCTTAATCCAGCCGGAGCGAACCATACATTAGAGATTCTTTCAGACTGAGCATATACTCCAGCTACAAGACCCGAAGGTGGAAGCCAGACATCTAACTGATTAAACGGATCTCTTACTTTAATCCATGGCCAATAAAGAGCCGCGAAAGACGTATCAAATTTTCTTGTATTAAGAGGATGCGCTCCATTATGCCATTTCTTTACAGAGACAGAATCTAGTCCGAATGGCGGATCAATAATTGCCATACAGTCTCTTCTCTGAAGTTCACAAAGACTGATAAGTGCAAAAGTAACTTCAGTGCTGAACAAGGCCGGAGCCGCGATAATATCGATATCTAGTTTTTCAGGTTCATTGAAAGCCTGAATTCCTGTTCCGAATCGAGCGTCCCCGACAACAAGATCATCAATGGCTTCCATGTCCGGAAGACCGTTGTCATCAAACGGATATCCGTCTGAACCCTGAGTATCCGGAGTAGCTCCGAGCGAATAAGTTCCCTCTAGAGGAAGACCCACGATATCTGAATCGTCTTCAATAAAGATATAATCACTGAATCCATTAATATATCTTTCGATATAGAACGGATTATTCGTGCTAGCGAAATCTCGATCAAGATTTGAATGTTCTTCTACTGAAACTCCGCCATTAAATACACTAAGAATTATTTTACCGTCACTATCTGTAGTTACGGTGACCTGAGTGCTATTTCCGGCTAAACCTGGAGACTCAGCCCATATGGTCATAATCGTAGGTTCAGAACCAGAAGGAAAAGGCGATCCAGTCGCAAGACCAACATCATCAATAAAAGATCCACTGCCGTTGTCTACAGTTGCTGCCACAAAATCATTAGTAGACACACCTTCTGGAGTCGTTCCAAAAGCGGAATTATTGCTTAATCCTAGAATTTCATCAACGGCATTCGAATTGAATTTAGCCTGAACCTGAGCTGTTCTTCCACGAATATCATTGGAAAGAGGATCAGGTGGTGCAGCAGTTGTGGAAGCTGTAACAAGATTAACCATTCCTCCGACTTCTTCAGCTCTGAATCCGCCTGGAACTGTGAAAGTATGAGAATCTGGATTATCAATCCACCAGTTGATGAATGTAGCGATATCTGCGGCTGAAACTACAGGTCCTACAATAGGCGTGCTAAGAGGTCCGGCTTCATTTGTTTTTCCGATTATAACGCTGTCTACAAGATCATCAAAAGGAATTGTTTGTTCAATATTATCAATTGCATCGTTACCCGTTCCTACAACTCTGATTTTAAGAGTCGGATTTTCAAGACCTCCGAAATTAAATCCAGTAATTGAAGATCCTTCTGGCCAACGATCATTTTCACCCTCGAGAACGGCCGCGGTCATTCCGATTGCGATCCCGAGTTCATCATAAGACGCATTTTCACTTGAAATTATTTCGATTGAAGCTTCTTCACCGAACAATTTTGTTGTTCTGAATGCTAATGTATCCTCGCCACCGTCAGAATAAATAAAAGCTTCCATTCCGTCGGCGTCTACAAGTAGTCCATTGAAGATGTCAACTATTTGTTCGACGGTATATCCTGATCCGTCATCAACTGGAATAGTTACGGCTCGAGTAAATAATTCACCATTAACCGAGAATCTGAATTGATTGTTTACTGGACCTGCGGTCGGATCATCATTAATTGAGAATGGCGGAGGCGGAGCTCCAGCGTCACTCGTTTTTCTAGTACTTCGGATAATAGCAGGCTGGCCCGAAGCCGGAATTTCAACAAAAGCGGTCTTGGCGAAATTATCCCAGTCACTTTCGTCTGTAACTCCGACACGAACAATCCAGGCTTCAGTTCCGAATCTCAAAAATTCATTAGCCGAATAAACGAGATATGATCCATGATCAGTTGAAGGATCTGGGAATCCGAATTTTCTGAAAAGTTCATCATGATTAGTGACTTGTACAGGTTCATTAATAGGCCCTTTTGAAGCAAATCCTATAAATCCTGTTCTAGAAAAAGAACCGCCTGGATTATATGCTGAAAAATCTTTTTCTAGTAACCGGACTGAAGGAGATATTGTCCCGCTTGGCGGGAACCCGAAAATCTCTGTTAATGGTGCCATTATCTGATATTCTCCTTTGCAAATTTACACGAAACAACAATTTATTTATTACTGTTAATCTCTTTTCTTTGTTATTTTTTCTACTTTGACATCACCCCTGTTTTCAAGACTTGTGATCTGATCACTAAATCTTTCCTCAGGAATGTCATAACTTTTTTTATATGGGAGGGTGATAGCCATTGTTCCCTTGCCATTCCGACTGCGAAGAGCCAACTGAACCGGATATGATCTCTTATTAGTAACTCGATAATTCATTTTCTAATTTTCTCCTCTGTTTATAGTTTCTGGTGTTTCACCTTCCTCAACTTCTTCTATGATCGTATCAATTTCAGAATTTACAGACAAATCACCTTCGACTACGTACTTTTGAACAATCTTAAGTACCGTCTTGTCTCGCTTAATAGGCTGTTGAATATGAGACTCAGCCAAAAGATTAAACGAGTATTTCAATATTCTTGTCTGTCGGTCTCCTACATCTTCAGTGATATTACTAGCCGAACCTGTAAGTTTTACAGGAGTCTCCCATCTGTTTCCTTCAAATCTTATATACGCAATCGGAGAAAATTTTAAATATATTTGTTCTACGATCTGCATTAAATTCTCATAATATTTAGCCCAGACATATAATGTGTAATTCCTGTTGATCGGAATACCCTTAGAAATACCAAACCGAGTATCAAACGGTCTTTTCTCCTGATTAAATAATCCAGAATCTCCGGCTCCGGCTCTGTAATCTCTAGCTTCATGATAAATAAATCTTGAAGCATCAAACTCGATATCCGTTCCGTGCAGAGCCAAAACCGGAAGAGTAATCCGATCAACTAATCCTTCTTCTTTTCTTTCTTCGTTATTTATGAAATTTTCTCCAAACACATAAATAACGGCTTTTTCTTGACTACCCCAAACAATCGGAACAGGATAAATTTTATTATCATGAATAATTGTAATATCAGAAAAAAGATCCAATATAGATCTGTCACAATTTTTGATAGATCTTGTATATCCGAATATTAATTGTCTTCCGACATCTGATGTCGGTTGATACATCCTGGGTGTTTGAATCTCAGGATTGTCGGATCGGGCTCTTTCTTGTAAGTCTGGCATTATTATATAAAAAAACCTCCGGGACTTTGATCATATATATACAATCAACGTTAATCGATTTAACGTTTTTATTTTCTTGTATATATGTAACCAAAATCCCGGAGGGATTTAATAAAGTTTTTATAGTCGGTTTATCTACACATCAAACAATCATTTTTATTTAGATTTATTTAGTAAATCAAATAAAGGTTTCAAAACAGGATTCGAAGCCAAGGCGTCCATAATTTGTCTGTTAGAACGATATACTCCAAATTCTTTTCCGTAATCTATCGCAGGTCTTTGATTAGAAGGCACTTGGGTTGGTCTGACTGAAGTACCAGAAGGCTGAATTGGAATCTGGACATTAGTGCTGACATTTCCAGCTGGTGTACCGACAGGCAGTTGTTCGGACAATATTAATTGTTTTAATTCATCAGATTGTTTTTGGATGTCATCTGTAAATTGATCTGAAGAAAATCCGTGTATGACTCCGGCTGGTTTAAAAGAACCGTCATCTTCGAATCCTTGTATTTCGTCACTCATCGCCATCCATTTTTTAAATTCATCATCCATGACTAATGATTCTTTGTAAGTGAGTTTATGATCTTCAGGATCTTCTTGTTGTTGTTCTGTAATGACAACCTTTTCTTTTTCAGGTTTTTTTTCTTCTTTATTCAAAAATTTATTGAAATCTTTCATTTTTACCGCCTTTGACTATTAATTATCATAGTTATTTAAGCTTTCAAAGTTGTTTTTTATAATTATTTTGCTATGCGTTTGCTAAATAAATCTTTATTTAAACTTCTATCAGGATTATTGCCTTCAAAATCTGTTGCATCTCTTCGATCAGGTTGTTGATCAATTCTAGATTTCTGATATTTTTTAGCCACTATAGCTAGTCTGTATTTTGTCCATAATTTATATGGTTCGTCTTGGTCTTGTTGTAAAATTTCCCACCAAGTTTTATTCCACTCTGCAAAAATCAAGCTTTTAACTTTAGGCATAGGACCTACGACTTCTTGCCATTGTCGAATGTTGAATAAAAACACCAACTCGTCGTTCGAGTCTATTCCGAACATATCCAAATTTTGTAACGGTCTTGTGGGTTCAAAAACGGTTGTAAGTTTATATCCTTCTTGAGCAATGATAGTATCTCTTGATTCCATATAAACTTTATCAAATGATGAATCTATAAAGCTAGGATAGTACGTAATTGGACTGCCAGCTAAAATTATTTGCTCCAAATCATATCTGTCAAACAATTCTTGATCTTGTCCGCCCGGACGATAACTTTTAAGAGAATCTGTTCCGCCCGAAGTATATGAACTGCCATCTGATTTGAAGATCGCCATAGAATTTATATATAAAAATCAATTGAATAATCCGAATTTATCAGCTGTTAACAAATGTTTATATTTCTTTTTAAGATCAGATCTTAAATTCTTTATATTCTTAATATTTCCAACATCATTCTGTATAGCTATTTCCTGTACATCTTCGGGTATATCCATTTCTTCAGGTATGTTTGATCCTTTACTTATAAGATATTTAACTACTTCTAAATGACCTCTATCACTAGCATTTATTAAAGCTTCATCATTATCAGCATGGATATCAGTACCTTTACTTATAAGATATTTAACGATTTCTAAATGACCATAAGAACTAGCCCATCTTAAAGCCTTATCATTATATACATGAATATTAGCACCTTTACTTATAAGATATTTGACTACTTCTAAATGACCACTATTACTAGCCCATATTAAAGCATAATCATTATTAGCATGTATATCAGCGCCTTTTTTTACTAAATATTTAACTACTTCTAAATGACCATTGAGACTAGCCCATCTTAAAGCCCAATTATTATTAGCATGGATATCAACACCTCGATCTATTAATTGTTTAACGAGATTAAGATTACCTTTTTTAGAAGCAGTTATTAATTGTTTTTCTAAACGCATGCCTTCGTTGAGATATTGTTCGAATTTAATCATCACTAAATAATCCAAATCCTGAAGCCTGTAATAGATGTTTATATTTAATTTTAAGATCAGATCTCAAATTCTTAATATTCTTTATATTTTTTATATCACTTTTTATTACAATTTCCTGAACATTTTCAGGTACATTCATTTCTTTGGTTATATTAGATCCTTGTTGAATAAGATATTTAATCACTTCTGACTGTCCGCCATCAATAGCTGTTATTAAAGCTTTATCATTTTCAGCGTGTATATCGGCGCCATTATTTATAAGGTATTTAACCATTTCTAAATTACCACGATAACTAGCATTCCTTAAAGCTGCGTCATCAAAAGCATGAATATCAGCGCCTTTACTTATAAGATATTTAACTACTTCTAAATGATTAAAACTAACAGCTGCTCTTAAAGCTCCTTCTTCATAATTATGAATATTAGCGCCCTTGCTTACAAAATATTTAACTACTTCTAAATGACCGTTAGAACTGGCCCAGGTTAAAGCCTCATCATAATCACGAATATCTGTTCCTTGTTCTATTAATTTCTTAACAAGATTAAAATTGCCTTTTCTAGAAGCATTTATTAATTGTTGCCTTAAACTTTCATTTTCATTAAGGAGATATTGTTCAAATTTAATCATTATTTTATTTATTCAAAGTTACAATAAAATTATTTTTCTTATGAATCAATTCGACTATATTCCACCAGCTGTTATCATATTCAATGAGTATTTTTCCGTTATATTCGATAGCGTAATCACCAGAAATAATTATTTTTTTATCATGATTATTATCTTCTAATATTGAGGCATACATTCTGGCTTTTTCTTTTTCTGGAGACATATAGGTTACAGGAAATCCTGGTAATATCTCTGAAGAATAGTCTTTTTGATCTTCTTCAGGTTCAATTTCAGAAATTATTCTAAGAGCAGTTTCTTTGTTTATTTCTTTTGTTTCTTTGTCGAGATAATCATCATCATTCTGGATGGGTTCAGATATTATTTTTTGTACTTTTTCAAGTCTTTTTTCTGTATTTTTAATTATCTGTTTATTTAATAATTCAGCTTTGGCGAATTGATCAAAATTGAAATATCTTATATCAATTTTATTAAAATCCCATTCGTCATGATTTTTTTTGACCGGACCTTTGACAATATATTCTGATCCGTCTTTTTTTACAATCATAATTCAATTAAATAATCCGAATCCTGATCCTATTAACAGATGTTTATATTTCTTTTTAAGATCATATCTTAAATTCTTAATATTCTTTATGTTTTTAACATCATTTTTTATAGCTATTTCTTGTACGTCTTCAGGTATATCTATATAAATGGGTATATTTAATCCTTGCTGGATAAGATATTTAACTACTTCTAAATGACCATAATAACTAGCATATCTTAAAACAAAATCATTCTCAGCATGAATATCGGCTCCTTTATTTACAAGATATTTAACTACTTCTAAATGACCATTTAAACTAGCCCATCTTAAAGCATATTCATCACCAGCATGAATATCAGCGCCTTGCTCTATCAAATATTTAACAAATTCTAAATGACCTTTTTCACTAGCCCATCTTAAAGCGCCGTCACTATCAGCATGAATATCAGCCCCTAGACCTATTAATTGTTTGACAAGATCAAGTTTGCCATCTTTAAATGCATTCATTAATTGTTGATCTAAATCTTTATTCTCTTTGAGATATTGTTCGAATTTAATCATCATCAAATAATCCGAATCCTGATCCTATTAACAGATGTTTATATTTCTTTTTAAGATCATTTCTTAAATTTTTAATATATTTTATATTTTTAATGTTGATTTTAATAATCATTTCTTGCATATTATCAGGAATATCAATTCCAAATTCAGGAAAATTAGCTCCTTTTTGTAATAAGTATTTTATAACATCTGTACGATTGCCTCTTAAAGCCAATATTAAAGCATAATCATCTTCGGCATGAATATCAGCTCCTTTGCTTATAAGATATTTAACTATTTCTAAATGTCCATTATAACTAGCTAATCTTAAGGCTTGATAATTTTTAACTTTTATATTAGCTCCGGCTTCTTCAATTAAATATTTTAATACGGTCAAATGACCGTATTCACTAGCATATCTTAAAGATGCGTCGTGTTCAACATGAACATCAGCGCCTTGATCTATTAATTTTTTGACAAGATCAAGATCGCCTTTTACAGATGCTGATATTAACTTCTGATCTAAATCGAAATTTTTTTCATTAAGAAGATATTGTTCAAATTTAATCATTATCAAATAATCCAAATCCTGAAGCCTGTATTAAATGTTTATATTTATTTTTAAGATCAGATCTTAAATTATTTATATATTTGATATTACCAGCGTCATTCTTTATAGCTATCTCCTGTACTTCTTCAGGTATATCTATCAATTCAGGTACATTAGATCCTTGTTGAATAAGATATTTAACTACATCTAGATGGCCAGTATAACTAGCGTATCTTAAAGCATAATCATTTTCAGCATGAATATCAGAACCATTATTTATAAGATATTTAACTATATCTAAGTGACCACGCCGGCTAGCATTTCTTAAAGCTAAACCATTTTCAGCATGAATATCAGAACCTTGATCTGTTAATTTCTTAACAAGTTCAAGATCACCTGATCTAGCCGCATCTATCAATTGATGATCTAAATCTTTATTTTCATTAAGATATTGTTCAAATTTAAGCATTTTACACAAAACTATATATATTAATAATATGCTCTTCAATGAATTTTTTTGTGAGAGACTCATGGCCCAGAATAAGATGTATGCCGCGCATATAGTTGTAAAAACGATAAGAAAAAATCTTATTCCAGGCAAAAGCAAAATGGACGACTGGATAAACACCCTCGACGACCAAGATAAATATCTGATTATCCGGATCATTGAAGAACACTCAGATGATGGCACGATTTTTCATGACATAAATGAGTGCGCTCGAATAATATTTTTTATTGAAAATGAAAAAGATCCAAATGAAGAGGAAATTAAATCAACAATCTCAAAAATTTATTTTCTATTGAAAAATAAAGATTTAACTCTCTATAATAATAAAAATGCCTGAAAAAATTAAAAGATCTATGTGGAACAACCCAAGAAGCGAATGGGAAATTTTAAATATTAAAATCGATGATACAACTTCGCAAGTTCATTTTGTTGAAGATGAGGAACAAAAAAAACAACTCAAAGCGTTCACAACTCCGATAGATCCAGATTTTTGGTGGCAAATCTATGATTGATACGAACAAAAGAATTCTGTTTATATGCAAGAAGAGAATTGATTCATACGGAATTTCCTTTGGTCTTTTAAACTCCGCGTCATTTATCGCCAATGCCTTAAAAGAAAAAGGATTTGACACCAAAGTAGTGTGTGTATTTGATGGTAATTGCATAGAAAGAGAAGTTTTTTCATATAAACCTGCGTATGTCATTATCCATGCCCTATGGGTTATTCCATCTAAAATAAAGACCCTTATTGAAAAATATAAAGAAACTAAATGGATCATCAGAATCCATTCCCAACTTCCTTTCATTGCGAATGAAGGCATTGCATTCGACTGGATCAACAAACTTAACGATCTGTCCTCCTGTTATGAAAATATTTTAATTTCTGGAAACAATAAAGTATTCTCAGAAGACTTAAATAAACTTAACGTTAAAAACGTATATCTTCCTAACATCTATCATCCTTCAGATGAACTTCCAGATGTGAAATATATAAAAAGAGACGACGGATACATTGATATTGGATGTTTTGGCGCGTTAAGACCGATGAAAAACCATTTAATACAAGCTGTGGCGGCTATTGATTTTGCAAATAAAAATAAAAAGAAACTAAAATTCCATATCAATGGTGACCGGATAGAACAACACGGTGACCAACCGTTAAAAAATATAAGAGCCGTCTTTGAAAACTCTTATCATGAACTTATAGAACATGAATGGATGACACACCTAGAATTTATAAGTCTGATAAAAACTATGGACATAGGTATGCAAGTCAGCTTTTCAGAATCATTTAATATAGTCGCTGCCGATTTTGTAAATAACAAAATCCCGATCGTTGTTTCAGATGAAATAAACTGGCTTCCGTACTTTACAAAAGCCAAAACTACATCCACGCATTCAATAACCAGAAAACTAAATTTTAACTATCATCTGAATAATATAATGTTCGATTTGATCGCGTTCCTCAATAAAATAAAACTCAAAAAATACAACTCCGAAGCCATCAAAACGTGGCTCGAATTCTTAAAATAAAAAATAAAAAAATAATGCTCGCATCTATCTTATAATGATACTAATTTAATTTTTATGTATCTGAATATAAGAAAGGGTGGTTGTATTATTATGGCAAGTAAGATCGATGTTTTGGACAGACAAGAGTTGAGTTCTTTAGTAGAGGCAAATCATAGTTTTTCCGGAATATTGAAAGATTTAGGATTAGTTCCCAGAGGCGGGAATATTAAAACTCTGAAGAAGAAATTAGATCAATACGGAATCAGCTATTCTCATATTCCACAAGGTAAAGATTCTAATGCCGGAATGAACAGATCAGAAGGTTATTCATTTCAACATTCGAATGATTTTATGATTGTCGTTGATGGAATCGAAGAATTAGCGTGTAATATTTATCTTCCATCTGTAAAGAAAGAACCTAATGATTTTATTGTTTTCACTATGAATCATATCATTTATCCTGTAAATAACTTGATCTATTATTATGAATGGATGAAATCTGGAAGTAAGAAGGCGATTCAGATAATCACTCTTAATAAAGATTTAGGAGCATCGACATGTTTTTATTATAAAGATTGTTGTCCGATGAATATAGATCCTCCAGCTTTATCTAAAGACAGTAAAGATAAATCTTTTTTCTCTGTTAGTATAGATTATAATGAATTCATTATGACTGACGGCCTAAAGGATAAAGTCAGAGAAGATATATTAGCAGATGAAGAATAAAGAAGAACTTAAATTCTGGATCAAAGATAATTTGTTTAATCATCTAGGACTTAATCCAGCCCGAGTTAAAACTAATTATTTTATTTCGAACTTTAAAGAAAAATATGAAGAAATTTTAGATTTAACGCGCTTTTTGGATGAAAATTCAAAAAACAACGAAAGGATTTATTGTGTTCTTAATGATATTATAGAAACAAAAATATGTAAAATATGCAATAAAAAAGTCAGATTTGTATGTTTTTCTGTAGGTTACAAAACTTATTGTTCTGATATTTGTGCAAACAAGGATCCAGAAATAGCCAAAAACATTTCTATTCATCATAATTCTAAATCTGAAGAAGAAAAACATGAAATTAATGAAAAAATAAAAAAAACAAATATAGAAAGATACGGTGTTGAAAACGTAATGTTTTCTGAACGAATAAAAGAAGAAATAAGAAAAACGAATTTAGAAAAATACGGAGTCGAAAGTACTTTCTCAGTTAAAGAAATAAGAGATAAAATAAAAGAAACTATTAAAAACAGATATGGAGTAGAAAATATAAGTCAAAACAAAGAAATACAGAAAAAAATTAGAAAATCGATATTAAAAACAGTGAAACTAAAATACGGAGAAATTTATGACAACATTAATCAGATAAATGTTTCAGAAGAATCATTAAAAAAATTAAAAGACAAAGATTGGTTATTAATTCAACATCATAAATTAGAAAAAACATGCACAGAAATAGGATCAGAATTAGGCATCGTATATGGAACTGTTATTTCTTGGTTAAAGAAACATGATCTAGAAGTTCGAAAATTTTATGCGTCTTCATATGAAAAAGAAATATTGAATTTTATTAAAAATGTCTGTGATAAGGAGATAAATCATCGTATAAAAATAAAAAATAAAGAAATAGATATATTCATTCCATATCATAGAGTTGCAATAGAATTCAATGGCTTATTCTATCATTCTTATGATCGTCTTGAATCAAGAAAAGAAAAAAACAAACATTTGTATAAAACGAATATTTGTTACAACAACAATATCCAATTATTCCATATATTCGAGAATGAATGGCTAGATCCTGTAAGACAGGATATCTGGAAATCTATGATATCAGGAAAGTTAAATAAGAATAATAGAATATATGCACGTAAATGTGAAATAAAAGAAATTTATGATAATAAATCAATCAAAAAATTCTTAGATGAAAATCATATTCAAGGTCATGTTGGTTCTAGTATAAAACTAGGATTATTTTATAATAATGAATTAGTGTCCTTAATGACCTTTAGTAAACCCAGATATAATAAGAAATATCAATATGAACTTGTAAGATTCTGTAATAAAAAATATACTTCAACAATCGGCGGTGCCAGTAAATTATTTAAATACTTCCTTGATAACTATAATCCAGAATCAATTATAAGTTATGCCGACTTGAGATATAGCAACGGCAATATGTATAATAAACTAAAAATGGAATATGCCGGTAATAGCAGGCCAAAATATTATTATATTAATAATAAAAAAGGAGATAAGAAAATGTTATCTAGAACTAAATTCCAGAAACATAAATTATCTGGATTATTAGATAATTTCGAGTCTCAATTGAGTGAAACGCAAAATATGTTTAACAACGGTTATAGAAGAATATGGGATTGTGGCAACATGATATTTACTTGGAAAAAAGCTAACCTAAAACCATAGGTATTGGTTCATTCCAACGATAAATAAGATCCTTTTCAAGATCTTTCTTTTCTTGCAATCCTTCAGTCAATAAATTTTGCCCGTCTAACGTTACTCCTCCTCCAGGAGATACAATATTTGAGTATTTACTTCTTATTCTTCCAAGCATTATTTTTGCAAGACACAAACCGTAATTGTTCATCCAGTCATGAACTTCGGGCCAATTTTTTTTCTTCTGCAAATAATGAATAGTAACTGTTCCACCACCAAGATTTGGAACTGGGTAAATTTTTAATGTATGTGTATCCTGAAAGAATTCCCATCCTCCGTTTCTTCCAGATAAACGTTCAAACGTTTCTTCATACTGTTTGAACATGACCCATTCATGAGCGTTTCCCCAAAAAGGTTGATGACGGTTGTAGCCCCACGAGCCCCATGCAAGGCCGCCAGCTCCGTAGCCTGTGTCTCCAATCCAGCCAAGTGTTTGTCCGCCGCCAAGTTGGGAAGATGCATCGCATTCTCTGCCCAGATGTTCGACATTGCGAATTATTCCGATGTCGCATGGAAGTTCGTATACAGATTGTCCGGCATTAGTTTCAAATGTGTAGTATTGGAAGTACGAGGCTGGCGCCCATTCTTCAAATATTCTCAGAGCTTCGTCTACAGCCAGAGTTATTTGTTGTCGATCTAGTTCGATGTCAAGAACCGGAGCTCCAAGCATTAAAAGGATGTAATCTGCAATTTCTCCACGGACTCTTTCTCGATTAGGTCTAGGGCCTATTTTATCTTCACAGTCGTATCTTCTAGCCGGACTTTCAGATTCAGGCAGGATATTAGGATTTATGTTTTCTGTTGCACAATCTGTTTTGATAACAAGATTGTCACATTGTCCAGTATTTTTACGTCTAGGTCCTTGATTCGGAATATCCTGTTCTGGATTATTTATATTCTGAATATCATTATCAAAACTTACGACTAGAGCCATAATATCGTCACCTCTGAGCTATTTATAATTATGACTTCATATTTTTCCATATAAAAACCATGTTACCACAATCCCATATTCTGCGATAATTGTTATTAAACATATTTTGGGATTCAGATAGTTCAGGATCAAATTTATCTAATACTTTATGTAGTTTATGTTTTTGGAATCGCAATCGGGAATATAATTTATTTCCGTATGTGTAGTAATAATTAGGATTACTGTTTCTAGTATATTTCATGTCTAATTTAGTGTACATGTTGCCGTTGCTATATCTTAAATCCGCATAACTGATAATTGATTCTGGATTATAGTTATTGATAAAGTATTTGAATAGTTTACTGGCACCGCCAATAATATTATTGTATTTCTTGTTACAGAATCTTACAAGTTCATATTGATATTTCTTATTATATCTAGATTTTCCAAAAGTCATTAAGGATACTAATTCATCATTAAAATATAATCCTAGTTTTATACTAGAACCAACATGGCCTTGAATATGATTTTCGTCTAGGAATAGTTTTATTAATTTGTTGTCACTAATTTCTTTGATTTTGCATTTTCTGGCATATATTTTATTGTTTTTATTTAATTTACTTGAAATTATACTTTTCCAGATGTCTTGTTTAATTGGGTTAGTCCATTCATTCTCAAATATATGAAGTAATTGGATTCCTTTATCTAAACATTTTATTGTTTTGGTTAGATGTTTTTCTTTCTGAAATTTGTTCTCTGCCGAATTATATGAATGCCAAAAGAGTCCGTCAAATTCAATAGCAAGATTATTTTTTTGGATATAGATGTCAAGTTCATTCGGGAAGATGATGGTTCTGTCATTTTCTGCGACAGATTCAGTCAGATATTTTATAAATTCTGATATTTCTTTTTCTTTACGAGAGAATCCAGGGTCTTTGATTTTTATTTCATGTTTATTCAAATAATTTATGATTGTACTTGGTGAAACATCGAGTTCTATAGCTAATTCTTCAGAGTTTTTTTTCTGGTACTTTTCTTGTAATATCTCTTTATTTTCTAATATTTTTCTTGATTCTGGGTTGATTTGAAGTTTCGAGAAGTTGTTTACGCCGTATTTTAGAATGTTTGAATTTTCTATTTTGTTTTTGATAATAGTTGATTGGGCTGGATTTTCAAATCCATATCGTTCTAAATTTGTGTTTCTTATTTTTTCTTTAATTAATTCATTGAAATATGGTCTTGTGTGACCATATTTTCGGATATTTGTTGTCATTATCTTCTGTTGAATTTCTTTATTGGACGAAGAACAACTGAGAGTGCAAAATGAATAATAGCCTTTAGAAAACTTTTTAAATCTTACAGGAGTGGTATTACATGTTTTGCATAAAATTATTGATTGAACATCATTAAGAATGCAATAGATTCTTTCAGATAAATAAGAATTTTCATCTAAAAACGAAGTTTTAGAAGTAATTTCATCGTAAATAGGAGCGAAGTTTCTTTTAAAGAACCATTTAGATTTTAATCTTTCTGATGAGAGATGATTTTTTATATTAAATAGATTTTTTTTAATCCAGAGTTTTAGTTCTTCCTTATCCATTGAGAATATTATTAAGTGCGGATTGATCATTCTGTTCGGTTATTGGAGTTTTGCTTTTCTCTCTGATTTTTTCCATTATTTTATCTTTACCATAATGCGGGAAGATTTTGACGCCTTTGAGTTCGGCAAATTCCGTAAGTTCTTTTTTTGTAATATCAACTTCACCTCTTCTCCGTGGTTCTTCTATAACTGTATCTGTGATAATCTCAACTGGACTTAGTGGTTGCTCTGTTAATAGTTGAGGTTTTTGATTTCTGTTAACTTTGAAGTTTTTAGATAGATTATCGATAAGTCTTAGTTCTCGGTTTAGTTTCTGAAGAGAGCTGTCGCCTTGGATAGTTCCGTCTTTAGGAATCATACGTCCGTTCTGAAGGATTAGGTCTCCGCCAGAGATGTTTTTATATACATACCATCCTTCTCCCGGGATCGGCGCTTTCTTTTCCTTTTTCATATTCATTCTCCTTCTGTCATTAATTCAGCCGGTATTTCATCCGGCCATAATCTTTTTATCCATTCGGGCTTGTAAGATATTTGTTTCGTTTTGATGAGTTCTCTGATCAGATTGCATTCAACGAAAGGTCCGTCTGGATTAAGGCCGAAATAATCTCTGCAAGCTTTTGGTTTGGTTTCTTGAATTCCGCACATGCCTTCATCAGTAAGATGTTTGCATTTATTGTTCAGATAAATGCCCCATCTTTCTTGTCCGTATAAATCTTTGGCTCTGTAAGTTGTTGTTTCGTGGGCTTCGGCCCATTTTATGTGATCTTCAGAGATTCCGTTTATGAATGGTCCTTGATCAATGTACATTCCAGTACAGCATTTTCCGCCGCAGCCTTGACATGGGTTATGATCTAATTCATACAGATTACTTTCTAACAGATCCCACTTGTCTTCGTCATTTTCAGCAACATGGATCATTTCTTTAAAAGATTTCATCAAAATTCTCCAGACTCTTTAAGATAGAAAAACACCCCTGGTTTTTCAGGGGTGTTTTTTAAAAAGTTTAATATTTTTTTAGTTTTACATGTCGGCTGTGCTTGGAGCTCCGCCGGCTTTGGCTATGCCTCTAGAAATCATGAAACCTACGTTGGTCATGAGCATAAAGGCCAGACCTATAGTTTCAGATCCTTTTTCTTTTAATTCATTTCCGGTGTCAGAATCAATAAGTCCGAAAAGTACGGCTAATCCTATTCCGTTTCCTAAAATCATCAGCCAAGACTCGCGATCTCTGAATCTTTTTAAAATGTCCATTTTAACATCTCCTTCTAAACTATATTTATCAAGTCAACTTGTGTTTTTATGATATTTTTATATAAAACAACAAACAAATCTGTTATTCATTGATTTATGAATCAATGAATAGATTTATAATTTTTACTTGGAAAATAATTAATTATTTATCTTTTTTGTTTTTCTTATATGGATCTTTTAATCTAGGATCATAAATTGAAAGATTTGACAATTCAGTTGAAGAACTCGCAAGAACATATCCAAGTGGATACTGAAGTACCTGGAAGCCAGAAAGTGTAGAATCTTCAAGCATAGCTTTAGCTAATACATCGTGTTCAAAGGCATATTCTTTGCCTTCGTCATCACGGAGGGTTACAATATTTGTTTCTTCATCATTTCCAACGACAGTGTATATTTTCTTTCCAGGAAGAGTTCCGATGTTTTCATTTTCTGTTCTGAATGAGATTATGTTCTCAAAATAGATTTCAGCATTTTTGTGTTTCAGAGATTCAGAAATCATCCAATAATGAAAGTTTTTCATTTTTATCGCTCCATTTAAATTAAATTAAAAATTATTCTCCTCCGCCTCCTCCATCACCTCCGCCGTTTCCGCCATCTGATCCATTACCACCGTCACCCGTACCCATTCCTCCGCCTCCGGAGTCTCCGGATCCGTAGTTTCCGATACTCGTGAATCCTCCGCCATAAAATCCCCATGGATAATAGCCATGTTGAGAATATTTTTTTCTCTTTTTTTTCTTTTTAGCTTCTGATATGAGATATTCTTTGAAATTCATAGTGCCCGCCTTAAAATTATATATATTTTTTATCAAATTATTTTTAAAAAAATTTATTCTGCGCCTCTCATTGTTCCGCCTTCAGGTTGTGAAAATCCTGGATAAATCGGAATGAATTTGTCATCAATGTTCGCGTCAAAATTGATCGGAAGATCTTTATAAAAATCTTTTTTATTTTTATCCGATTTAAGTTTCTTTATATAGTCAAAAAATTTCATTTACTGATTCATTTCATTCGATATTCGGATCAAGTCTGGATCATCAGAGTTTTTAAACTTTTCTTTATGTATTTTATAGGCATATTTGAGAATTTCATCAGTAAGAGGGAACCATTTATTTTTTATAGCATTAAACGTTTTTTTAATTACTGATTTTTTTAACTCAACAGATGGTTCTTTGATGAATTTTATGTATCTTGGATGTTTGTCTAGAATGAATTTTAATTTTTCTTTGCCTTCTAGACTGTTGAATTCTTCACCGTAGGAATATTGTAAAAGATATTCTATTTGTCTTCTTGTTGATGAGTTTTGTTTCATCTGGGTTAATTTCTGGATATCAGGATGAGATTTCATTTGTTCTATGTATTTTTGAGTCTCATCAAGAATAGATTTAAGCCATTCAGAGTTGTTTATTTCTTTGATAATTTGAGAATAGTAGAATATTTTTTTGAATTGGTCTTTATCAGGCCAGCCTGGGCTAGTTTTAGGAATTTCAAGTTTGAAATATCCAGACATAGGATTCCGGATATATTCTAAAGTCATGGTAAATTTGTGTTCTGTTTGCTTGTAGATGTCAATTTTAATCAAGCCTCTTAGTTCTGTTGTTTTTTTAAGTTGGCCCGGATTTTTGCTTTTTACTGTTTTATCCAGAGTAATGATTACGTTAAATATTCCAGAGTCTTGGATGTCTGTTTGTTTTTTGTTTTTACTGAAGAACGCGAGTTCTTTTTTGATCGAATCGATATTTGCAAAAGATATTTTTTTTTCTGTATGAATTATTTTTTCTTTCACAAATTCTGTGATATTCTCATTGAGGATGTATTCTTCGAATCTTATCATTTTCATTTGTAAAAAATAATTTCTGACTTATTTATAATAGTGAAGATGAAATTTGTAATTATCGTTAAAAAAAACAAACATGAATGAATTCTGGATAAATGCAGGTGTAAAACGCTCCTGATTTTCCAGGAGCGTTGTTTTTTAAGGAAGGAGTAAATTCTATGTTTGAGCGAGTTCCTAGTGACACACTTGACGCGCCTAAAAAGTATATCGTGCGAATAAAAGGTGAAGACGGAAAATTTCTGTATTTTAGTACATATAAAGAAATGGCACAGACATTAAACTGTTCTAAATTAGAAGCGAAGAATTTTCTTAAAGACAGAAGAACAATTGATTTCGAAGAATATTTCGGATTCAGACTTATGGAGAAATCGTAAAAATGTCAAAAAATCGTAAAAGTATAGAACGTGTGATTATTTCTAAAGAAGGTCTCAAGATAAAATACTGGTCTTATGATGAAGAAAAAGAAGAAGGTCAGACTTTTTTTGATCTTTATGACAGTGAAAAAGACAGTATATTTTATCTTTTACGGCAATCATGTGAAATCGAAGAAGGAGTTACGCTTCGTGATTTCTGCAATATTGTAAAAAAAGATGAAACATTAAAGATGTTTATAGCTCAGTATAGTCATTGCGTAAATATTGATGAATGGCTGAATCAGATTGATGAAGAACCTCCGGTCGAGGATGATGATCCTGAAGAAGAGAAGATAGAAAAACTTTTCATTGATCGTTGTGAAGAAATCAGTGATTTTGAAGGAAAGATCGAAATTGATATGTCTGCAGGATTTCATGGTAAAGGTAAAAATGAAACATATTCATTATCTGGGACTCATTTGGGCAAATATAAAGACGTTCCGATCGAGTTAAACGAAGAGTTGCTCGTATATTCTTGGAATAAAGATGAATATAAAGAAATTTCTAAGGGAAATTTTTATTTTAGTCTTTTGGATGTTTTAGACACATTTTTTTGGGATATTAGTTTTTATGGCAGTCCTTCAGATTCTAAAATTTTTTTTGAAGAAATCAAACAGAGTATTAAAGATATAGATTCTGGAAAAGTAGAATTAATTCCGTGGGAAGATGTTAAAAAGAATCTTGAAGAAAAAATCAATAAGAAAAATGATGAAAATACGTAAATAAAATTGTGCTATTGTTTATCTTAATTTAAGGAGATGTGAACATGGTTTTTAATTTTAATACGTATTTAGAATCTGAAGCTTTTATTAACGGACTTCAACCTAAAGATTCAGAAGAATTGATGGTTTTGGCTGAAAAGAAGATGTTTAAGGAAATAGAGGCCAGAGTCAAAAGATACGGAGCTAAAGATCCATCGGCTGTAGCGGCTTCTGTTTTATGGAAAGCGGCTAGAAAAAAAGGCGTCGGAGCCGAAGGTCGGAGTAATATTGTAAAAGCCGCTAAGGCTGGAAGAGATATCGAAATAAGGGACATCGAAAAAACAGCTAAAGGCAAATAATCGCAACACAGTGTGTTAGATTAATCATCGATGACATATTATATGTTTGTATGCCATTTCCTGAATTAGAAGCAATTGCAATTAATGACATTGTGCGTGGATGGTTTGGACGACACAGAAGAATCATATCACATTATGATTCTTGTACAGAAAAACCAGATGTAGAAAGATTGATAACAGAATTATCATCGTCATTTAGTTTCTTATTCCGTCTTCCATTAAGTTGTCATATTAACCAAGAATCAAGTCTATTTGAATTAATAGTAGAATATTATTCAGAACGTAAATCTTATGAATTTTTTGATTATTATCTTGTTCCTGAAATAATTCACAATTTTTCATCACGAGTTTATTCATATTTTTATGAAGCGTTGTGTGAAAGTACTCTAGAATCTATTCGTAGATCGGTGTCAGATTTGATGGAAGAATATGTTAATTTCGGAGAGATAGATTCATATTCTGTAAATATATCTGAAGATTTGTCGTGTTTATCTGTAAGATACCACAACAGATATGAATTTAATCATAATATTAGTCTTGTCGGGTTATCTCCAATATCTTCTTTTGGAGTTTTTGCTGGCTCTTTATTAGAGCAAGAATATTTAAACAGAACTGATTTCGATTGAAATGGAAAGAAAAATGAAAAAAGCATTAATTCTTTTGATTCTTTGTTGTCAAATGACAGTCTTAGCTGATACCGTCACTGTTATTTCTGACGGTCAGAAAGACGGTTGGGTTAAAGGGGATAGCGTTACCAATATCGGTGTCGCTAAATCTAATTCTGGAACTGGAAGATCTGGTCTTCTTGTCGGAGATAATGGTTCCGATTCAGGAAATCAAGGCGGTATTAACAGTCAAGCGATCAGTATTCTCTCCTTTGATACTAGCGTGTTAGGAGCCAATGCGGTTATTTCTTCGGCTCAGATTAGTCTTACAAGAGGCGGTCTTGAAAATGATATAACTGATTTTGGAAATTTATATCTTCATATCAATACTGGAACGTATGGAGACGAAGACTTGGAAATACAAGATTTTCAAGCATCTTCAACAGTAAATCAAATTTCTGTAGTTTCTATTCCAGACTATACTGGTCATACTGTTTTTTCAGCTCTTAATCAAGCTGGTATCGACGCGATCAATAAAACAGGGTTGACTCAGTTTAAATTGCAATTTGAGACAGCTATTAATAATGATGCTGTTTCAGACAGAATATCTTTTTTCCCTGGAAATCACGGACCAGATGTTTACAAACCGAGTTTGATTATTGTTTTCAGTGTTCCTACGCCGACCCCTACGGCTTCACTCACGCCTACACCGACCATTTCGCCTTCTCCAACGCCTACTGTTTCACCTACAGCTACGCCTTCGCCTACTCCGACGCCAGATCTTGATTTGGTCGGAGCTTGGCCTTTAGATGAAGGTTCAGGATTTGCGGCTGATGATATTTCTGGAAACAACAATAACGGAACTGTAAACGGCGCGATATGGGTTTCCGGTAATTTTTCTAATGCTCTTGCTTTTGACGGAATCGATGACAACGTAGATGTTGAGGATTCAGATACCTTGGATCTCAAGGCTAAGATTACATTGATGCTTGATGTAAGAACCACAGAAACATCTACGGTGAGTCCTAAGAACATTATTGCTAAAGAAGGAGAAGGTACAACTGGGAATTCTCCTTATGCCATAAGACTCTCTCCGGATAACAAGCCTAGAGCCATGATTAATGATGGGGAGTTTTTCTGGACGACTTCGGCAAATCCTATTCCTACAGACGGAACATGGGTTAATTTGGCTCTTACTTGGGATGGACAATGGCTTCGGCTTTATACAGACGGTGTTTTAGTTGCAGAAAGAAGAAGAAATACTACAGATTTCAGTTCTGTAGTTTCTACAGACGGATCATTCAGAATCGGTGATGATACCGAGTTTTCTGATACGGCTTATGTGCCTTTCAAAGGTCAGATTGATAATATAAGATTATTTAAGAGGGTTTTGAGTGTTACAGAAATAATTGACAAAATGAATTCAGCTCTGTGATTTCATGGATTATTTAACAGACAAACCACACGAAGAATGCGGGATTATCGGAGTATTCGGTCATCCTGAAGCTTCGACTATAGCTTATATTGGTCTTTATGCTCTTCAACATAGAGGCCAAGAAAGTGCTGGTATAGTTTCATCTGACGGAACAAATCATTATTATCATAAAGGACAAGGGCTTGTGGCGGATGTGTTCTCTGAGAGCATTCTGAAGAGACTCGGGGGTCATAGTGCCATAGGGCATGTTCGTTATTCAACAACCGGGGCCAATCATCTTTCTAACGTTCAGCCGTTGATGGCGAAGTATAAGAACGGGAATATAGCTGTCGCTCATAACGGTAATATTATAAATTATTCAGAATTAAGAAAGGAAATGGAAAACAGGGGTTCCATTTTTCAGAGTTCTACTGATTCTGAAGTTATTCTTCATATGATCGCTCAGTCTGCGACCGATAATTTTGAGGAATCATTAGTTTTGTCTTCTAGTCGGTTAAAAGGCGCTTATTCGTTAGTACTTTTACATGAAGATAAGATTTATGCTCTTAAAGATCCTTACGGAATAAGACCTCTTTGTATCGGGAAACTGGGAGACGCTTTTATTGTAGCTTCAGAATCTTGTGCATTGGATATTGTGGATGCTGAATTCATAAAAGAATTAAAACATGGAGAAATGATTGTTATTGATGATAAAGGATTCAGATCGGAGTTTCCTTTTCCTCATAAAAAAGAAAAGTTTTGCATATTCGAATATATTTATTTCTCAAGACCAGATAGTAGAGCTGACGGTAAAACAGTACAGCATATTCGTTATAATTTAGGTCGGAAATTGGCTCTGGAATGTCCGGCTGAAGCCGATATTGTTATTTCTGTTCCAGATTCAGCTAATCCTGCGGCTATTGGTTATTCCGAAGAAAGCGGTATACCATATAAGCCTGGATTAATAAGAAATCATTATGTAGGTCGGACTTTTATTGAACCCGAAGAGAGTATTCGTCATTTCGGAGTAAAGATCAAATTGAATCCGGTCAGCTCTGATTTAGAGGGTAAGAGAGTGGTGGTTATAGATGATTCGATTGTTCGAGGAACCACAGCTATGAAGATTACTACAATAATCAGAAAAGCGGGTGCGACTCAAGTACATTTCAGACTTACAGCTCCGCCTTGGAAAAATCCGTGTTTTTACGGAATTGATACTCCAGATAAAAATGAACTTATAGCTTCGAATATGAATGAACAAGAAATATGTGAGAAAATAGGGGCCGACTCTATCGGATTTATATCTGAAAAAGGATTGCTTGAATGCGCTCCAGAAAATAAAAATTACTGTATGGCGTGTTTTAATGGAAAATACTTGTGGCCGATCAAAGATCTTAAAATTTAATCATCGTTAAATAATCCGAATTCTGATCCTTTAAATAGATGTTTATATTTTTCTTTAAGATCAGCTCTTAAATTCTTAATATTCTTTATATTTCCAACATCATTCTTTATAGCTATTTCTTGTACATCTTCAGGTATATCCATTAATTTAGGTATATCAGCACCCTTACTTATAAGATATTTAACTATTTTTAAATGACCATAATAACTAGCTAATCTTAAAGTCTCATCATTTTCAGCATGAATATTAGCACCTTGACTTATAAGATATTTAACTACTTCTAAACGACCCCAATAACTAGCCCATATTAAAGCTCCATCATTATAGGCATGTATATCGGCGCCTTGACTTATAAGATATTTAACTACTTCTAAATGACCTAAAGAACTAGCAACTTTTAAAGCCTTATCATTATAAGCATTAATATCAACACCTTTACTTATCAAATATTTAATGACTTCTAAATGACCATTGTAACTAGCCCATCTTAAAGCATCATCATTATCAGCATGAATATCAGCCCCTTGTTTTATTAATGTCTTAACAAGAGCAAGATTGCCGTTAATAGATGCATTTATCAATTGCTGATCTAAATCTTTGTTTTCGTTAAGATATTGTTCAAATTTAATCAATTCAAATGAATTCAATACAGATTCTTTTTGGTGAATTTTTTCCCGTTCGTACCAACTTGAAACTGGTTCTAAGGATCTGTATATTTTATCTTTTCCGATAATATTTGATGCGATAAAATAACTTCTGTTTGTTTCTAATCCCTGATCTTTACCAGTCCAGAAATCATCTGGTATTTCTGTCGTTTGATGATCAGTTGATCCAATCGGAGTTATAACAAGTTTATTAAATAATTCCTTAAATACTTTATTTATAACATCTTTGGCTTGGGTCCAAATTATTGTTTTTCCAAATTCTTCAGTCAAAGCTTTAAGTATTTCACTTTTAGACGGTACAGAAACAAGTTGTGTTCTTTCTAGAAGCCCGCCTTTGGTTTTCATTTTTTCATTAATGAATCTGTAAAATACTTTTTTCTTATCTTCAGATTGGAGTTTATCTAAGGCTTTTTTATCATCTGCAATAAGATTGTGCAATACTTTAAATGTTTTTCTGTATATTTCTTTATTTTCTGGATCTAATATTTCAAATTTTGAAAGATCTGATTTTGTTTCACCAGACATCTTTTCAAGAATATCATCTATTCGGACTCTTACGACTCTAGTTTTGTTGTGTTCCGACGGACTTCCGAAAATAATATGATCATTAGTCCAACCGGATTTTCTTTCTAAGTCTTTTTTTATTCCACCGGCATTATCGACTCTTTTTCGGCCTTCTTCTCTTTTTCCAGTATTAGGATGTTCAGTTTTAAACTGAACATATTGGACAGGATTACCAGGAGAAACAAGAGCAAAATATTTTCCGTTCGGAGGAACAGAATTTATTTTATAGAACACCATATGATTATCATTATGGAGATCATCTTTGATCTGAATGATTCCTGTTTTTGAAGGAATATCACCTTTAACGGTAAAAGTTCTTTCGGCTTCTGGAAAAGCTTCACTTCCACCGATCAATTCGGCTTCCATAAAATCAATGAATTTTATCATTTCACTTTTTTGGGTTCTATAGTTGTTGATGTAATCATCTTAGTTTTGTATGGGTACTATAAGATCCCATAGTGGATAGATTTAGTGCAGCATTATAGTCTGCATCATTTTCATAGTCATTGAATTTATATAAGAATATAAAATTCAGTTTATTGTGGTGTGGGAACTATAAGTGCCCATAGTAGATAGATTTAGAGCTGCATTAAAGTCTGCATCTTCTTCATATCCACAACTTATACATAAAAATGATTGATTGTTTCTGTTATTTTTATGTATAGATTCACAGTTAGAACATTTCTGGCTAGTATAGGCCGGATTAACTTTAGTCAATAAAATACCATTTTCTTGACTAATCTGTTCTAATTTCTTTA